AGCATCTTCACGATGCCGGTCTGTCCGGTGTCGGTGGCAACCGCCCACTCGGGAGACCCGCAGTCCGTGAAGTTGGGGACTCCGAACAGATCCATGAGTTCGCCGAGTTGCGCCTCGAAGGTGACGGGCGGCCTGTTGGCCTTGCTACGGGCGGCGTCAATGTCAATCGAGGTCTGGTTGTGTGACTTGATCTGTGTGCTTTGCATTGCAATGTCTCGCTTGTAAAAACAGAAAGGCCGCATCGAGCGGCCTGTTGTTGGTTCACTGTTCTTCAGAACCAAGTTCTTCAGAACAGTGGGATCACCCATCGAATTTGTTTGCTCAGCTCTTCGAGCGACACCTGTGGGCTGATGCTCTCTCCCTCGGCGTTTGTTCCGAGAACAAGGCCTCGCCCCGCGAGCGGCGAGGGGTAGTCGGCATGGGCAAAGTAGTGCTGACCATCCTTCAACAGACCCTCGTCATCAACGAAGATCGAGTCGTCATTCGCTAGGCGAACGCAGTCGAAGTAGTCGCACCCAAGGTGCTCGCTGATCTGCTTGTAGTCGCCGTTATAGGTGACTTGCTTGATCGCGCATTCGGCGGGGTCGATAAGGTAGGCGGTGTGCATAGGTTCCTCAGAGGATGAAGTAGGCGGACAGTCCGACAACAGACCAAAACACAATCGTTGCCACGATGGATGGGACGCGACTGGGTTCCGTGTTGCTGTCGAGGAATAGGCGCTGAATGGTCTCGGCGTCTTTGCTCATTTCGACTTTCCTTTGCGGCTCGTAGGCAAGTCCGATGCGGACTCGTCCGGTGTTGATTGGGAGGCGTTCGAGGGTGATTCGGTCGGTTCGGTCTGTTCGCATTCGTCTTGGATTTGTTCGTATCGCTTCTTGGGTGTGGGGAGGTCGAGCAGTTGTCGAATCTGTTTCGTGATGCGGGCAATGTCGGCGTCGCCAGACCCGTAGTTGTCCAGCGCATCAAGCACAGTTGCGTAGATGGGCTTGAGGACAGGGGAGAGGTCGGCCCCTCCCTTGATCTGTCCGATAACCCCCTCAATCGCCTCGCGGGTTTGGGTGATTGATTTCATAAAGAGATGTAAACAATGAGCGCAAGGCCCGATAAGTAGGCAACCAAGCAGGTGGCGAACAGAAGTCGCTCAAGCCATTCGGGAGGGCGGCGGCTCATCACATGGCCTCGAAAACGTCAGGATTCATCCTGACGATCCTCTGCGCCTTGGTCACCGGGGGGCGACCCTTCTTCGCGGGACGCGGTTCCCAGATGTGATAGCGGTTGTCCGCAAACGGCCCCAATACAACCGCCCCAGGCGACTCAGCCTTGATGGTCTCGATGAGGACAGACTGTCCACTGATCAGGTGTTCGACCGCCTTGATGCGGAAGGACACGGTCTTGCGCAGTGCTGTGCTGAACTTGCGGCGGTGGCGTGGGTTGGTCTTTTGCACTTGGCTCTCCAGGTTGTGCGCTTGGTTCTTCATTGCGTTGTCTCCGTGGAAAAAGAAAGGGCCGCTGATGCGGCCCTGGTGGGTGGTCTGTGGTGATGTTTAGAAGGGGACTTCGTCGGCGTGGATCCCATACAGCTCGCTCCTTTCCGACTCCGTCCTTGCGTACTCTTCGTCTATGGACTCGCCGACGAAGCCTTCCGCGATCAGTCGGTAAGCGCCTTTGCTGTCCCAGGGAATCTGTTCGACTCGGTACCTGTCGCGACCCGAGTCATCCACATACAGGGTGGTGTGGATAGCGCCGCTCCATGTGGCGGCGGTAGTCTCAAGACCCGTGGTCTTGTGGCCGGTGCGGGTGGCCTCGCCTCGACCCCCTTTGACGATGCCGTAGAAGTGGCTCATTGCACATACTCCTGCTGATTGGGTGACACCCGGACTGCGGTTGCAGACGACTCCACATCCACATTGCTCAGCGCCTTGCATCGCCCCACGAAGGACGCAATGTCAATGTCGATCTGTTCGCCGTTGATGCTCATCCGAGCATTCGGAACCTCGATGGAGTGCAGTGACAGAACCTTCTGCATTCCATCTACGATGGCGGTCAGCGTCATCAGGTGGTAGCGAAGGTCTTGCGTCTCTGCCATCGAGTGAGCGAGGCAGGTCACAAGGTCGTCAACGACCCGCCCAGGATCGTTCTCTTTGTCGGCAGTCTGTTGGTTGCTGTTCGGTTGGTTCATGGTCGCCTCACCAGTTGTAAACATCAGCCACCCCAATACGATTGCCGTTGTCATCCTTGATGACAATGGAGTCGCCGGGGGTGAGCGGCTTGGGATGGCAAGTCACCGACATGAGAAGGTCGGCGATTGCGTTTCGCGCTTGGTCGTTGCGCTTGTCGGCCTCGTCATCGAGGAAAAGGGTTACTGTTAGTCGCATGGTCTGTTCCTTTCAGAGTCCTGCTTGCCAGTCATTCCATGACTGCTCTCGCTTTTCGTCCCAGTAGTCGGAGCGGGCTTGCTTTGCACCAGCATCCCAGCCTACGAAGTAGGCTCCGGGTTCAGCGTGGTATCCAGGTAGGTGCGTTGGGGCCTCGCTCATTACGGCTTGATAGCCGTCTGCGTAACCCCTCTCGTAGTCTGTTGACGGCATGGTCTGTTCCCCTGGTAGCTCAGGAAACACAGACCTCGAAGGTCAGGCCGTTGACGGCGTCACGCACCTTGTCGTCAATGTCCATGTCTTCGATGGCGTCGGCCACCTTGTCGTCGACCGAGGACTCGGTCACGAACTCATCGTGGTCGTACTCGTTGGCGTGGTCTTCCATCGCCTCGGCGACCGCCTCCCCGGCGACACGGGATGCGATAGCTTCGACCGCACCGACGAAGGTGATAGAGGTTGTGTCCAACCCGGCACCGCCTTCGGCGACTTGGGTTTTGAGGGCGACGATCTGTTCTTGCAGAGGCTTAACAGCCTCAGCGATGGCGGCGGACACGGCGGCGGACAGGATGGCGTTCAGGTCGATAAGCACGGTGTTGTTCCTCTCGCAAAAAAGAAAAGGCCGCTAATGCGGCCCGGTGATGGATCTGTTGGCTGGTCTGTTCGGTCAGTACCAAAGTTCGGGTGGCTCTCGCCCCCACTCCCTGATGTATTGCTTGCGGTATGCCTCGCGCTTGGCCTTGGCCTCGCGCTTCTGCCTTGCATCTTCAAAGAAGATGATGACCATGACGAATGCTGTGATTGCCCCGGCAATCATCAGGCGCAGGACGAACGGGTTGTCCATGTCTGTTCCTTTCGTGTAGTGCTGACGGCACTGGTATGCACCCCCTTCGGGGTGCATCACCGCTGACTTCAGGCGGCTTGCAGTTCGGGGGACTCGATCTGTCCGAGGACAGAGTCGATCCACTTCTCTGCGGACGTCTGATCGTTGATCGGGCCTTGGACGTAGGCGCTCTGCGGGAGGGGAAGCATCTTCAGTGCGGCGGCCATCTGTTGATGGTCGTCCTGGCCCAGGCCCCAGTCTGGCGTCGTGTCGTGCTCGTCGCAAGCCTTGACGATCCCGGCGAACAGGGCCGTCCGGAAATATCCCGGCATAGCCGACAGTGCCGCGAGTCGGTCGAGGTCGAGGGGCTGATCCTCATCCTTGATGCTGACGAACTGAGCGAGGTCGTGCTTGTGGCCTGCGTCGACGTTCTTCCCGGCGAAGCCTCCGACGATCGCCACGCTGTAGCCTGACTCTGTCAGAGCATTCGCCAGTTTCAGGGCGGCGGCACCACGCCAGAACAGTTTGTCGGCGTCGACGTTGCAGTTCGCACCCAGGTTCACGACGATCGTGACTGAGCGGACACCGGAACCCTGGCGGCGTCGAGTGCGGCTCCAGGCGCGGCTCAGGTCGCCCCGGTACACGGCGTGTATGTCGAGTTCGGCACCCTGATCGGCGCGTTCCCGGCGTCGACGAATCGAGACGGGATTTATATCCCGAGTCGCCAGTTTCAACAGACGCTCGGAACCCTGCGGCCACCCTTCCTTCAACCTACGGTTGAGTTCGGTGACGTTCGGCGCACCGTACCAGTCCTGACCGCCGCCGCCGTTCTTTTTACCTGTAAGGTAGCCGGTGGCCTCGGCCTTGTTCGCACTGTTCTTCCATTCGACCTTGTCGAGAGTTGCGGCCTCCATCACAGAGTCGTACAGGACGGCAGTCAGTCGCTTGCCGTTGTGTGCCTTGAGCATGGCGATCCTTTCAGCCGGGAGCGATCCGGCGAAGCCTCATCAGTGCGGGAGCGACCCGCAGACCACCTCACGGTGGTTTCGGCGATCAACCGACGTCGACCTTGGTGCGATCCTCGGCCTTCCAGTCGAGGAAGAACTTGTTCTTCACTCGCTCGAAGGTGGCACCGGCCTTGATCAACTTCGTTGCGTCGAGCAGGAATCGGGTGGACATGACCCGTTGCATCCGAAGATCGTTGATCTTCTTGCGAACAGCCCAGCCCCAAGCCAACAGACTGGGGTCAACAGACTGACGCTCGAACTTGGTGTCGTAGTCGACAAAGTGTCGACCGGCGCGGAACCGATCAAGGAATGCTTCGTCGAGTCGCTCCCGACCGGAATAGGTGCCGTTGGCACCGTTGCCGAAGGTGTTGGCGGCGGCAATGCAGACAAAGTCTGCATGACGCTTGACCAACGAACGACCCTTCCGTTGAGGAAGGTAGAAGCTCCCGTTCGCCAGGGCCTGATTGATGAACAGCAGGGTGTTCGGATCGGCGGCGTCGACTTCGTCGAACAGGAACACTCCGCCGTTCTCGTAGAGACGAACGAAGTCCGATTCGACGTAGTCGAAGGCACCGCCATCCTGCGGCAACAGCCAACCGGACAGAACAGACTCCGACATTCCTGCTGTGCAGGAAACCGAGGCGAAGGACTTGCCCAGGGCCTCAGCCACTTGGTGAGCCAAGTGGGTCTTGCCAGACCCTGCGGGGCCGACCAGGAGGATGTTCAGGCCGCACTGGGCGTCGAGCAGGATGTCCTGAAACTCAGGACGAACATGGCCGCTCGGCTTCCAGTCCGTCCCATCGGGACGACGAACCTCGATCTTGACGACCGGGGACTTGTCGAGCGCCTTCTTGACTTCGTCAAGGACGATCGACCGAACAGACTCCGGGTCAACCTGAACACCGAGAGCATTGCGGAGCAATGCAACGACGTCGTCGGACTTGGGAGCCGTCGTCTTGACGACGGGGGCCGCAGGGGCCGGAACAGACTCCACAGGAGTCTCGGGAGGGATGGCGGCAGGACTCGGAGCCGGAACAGACTCCGTAGGAGTCTCGGCCTTGGCACCGATCGCCGTGATTGCGGCCTGGATGGCGTCGGCGTTGTACTGCGAAAGCAGTCGGTCGACGCATTCGGTTTTCTTGGTTCGCTCATGGTCAAACCCAACGGCTCCGCCGTTGAGGTGCTTGAACAGATCGAGGATGGTTGCCTTCGGCAAGGCGAGCAGGGTTTCACGCATGGTGTGTCCTTTCAGCGTTGGGGTTGCAAGCGGGGTACGAAGTACCCGGCACAGACCACGGCGACGAAGCGGCATGGTCTGTACTTGGCACTCCAAAGGAGTGGGTTCGCGTTCTCCACCGACGAAGTCGGCAACGCGGCGTCACGGTCACTTCGTGACGGGGAAGGCGGGTTCCACATGGCAGTGGCTCCACAGCACAGAACCCGAAGGGTTCGCCTGAAGTGCTGTCCTCTCGGCAGACAGAGCGAAGCTCTGTGACCTTCCCGTTAGAGCCGGTGATTGACGTCATCTCGACGTGTACCGACTCCTCTGGAGTCCGACGCTACATCCCGCCGTTGGGGCCGAACCGTTCGGTTCAGTGCGTCACCGAGTGCCTCTGCTGATCCCCCTTCTACGAAGGGCTTCGCCTATCGGGTCACTCGGTGCTTACAGCACCTACTGGTCGGATTGCGATGACCGGAGTCACCGTCGACGCTTTCCAATTTACGCCGAGCCTTGTCGAACCGTCAAGGATCCTTGTTTCAACCCGTAGGGTTGGATCGTCGTATGACGCGCTATGTAGCGATGTGTGTGGCGTTGCGCCGCAACTCGTTGACCCCAGCCCGCCCGTATCCCGTTCTCCAAGGAGAGACTACGTCTCCACAGAGAACCACAGGCCACCTACGAGGCACCTCCCAGATTCGGCAAACCCTTGTCAGAGAACAGATTTCATCTGTTGGGGGAGGGGAGATAGTCGTCAAAGGCCACGTTCGGCGACAAAAAAACGGCTTTCAGCCGTCGGCACCACCACCGTCCACGGCAAACCCAGACCGAATCCCACCGGTCGACGCTCCATCAATCGCCGAACAGACCCCAAGGGGTCTACCCTGGCTCATTCACGGCACACTCTGCGCTAACCCATTGATTTATCAATGCCCCAATCGGATTTCAGATCCGGTGCGGAGCACCGCAACGCATCATGCGGGGGTGGGGCGGGGGTGGCGGGCTGCCCACGGGCGCGTGGCGGGGGCGCCTGAGCCTCTACCTATCTCTACCCCACACACGCACTTCCCTCCCAATCCATAGGGGGCCAATAGGGGGGCCATTGGGGAGGGTATTGAGGGGGCTATAGGGGAGGCCAATGGGGGGGCGAATAGCAATAAAGAATATAGAAGTAGAGAGTATGTAATACGGCGCTGGATAGGGGGGCATTAGGGGGGGTATAGCCCCCCTATCGCGTGTGGACAACCAGGTCTGGGGTGGGGGGGCCAACAAGGGACTCCTGCCTGCTACACAAAATACGACAAAGTACCTTGTGAAGTGCGGATCACAGGCGTACAGTGTGCAGCAGGGTGGGAAAGTCCACTCGTTCAACACCATGCTGACGACCAAAGAAAAGACTTCGATCTCTGCTCGCCGGGAGAAGTTGCGCCAGGAGGCCGCTGATGCGACCCGTGAGCGCATCAAGACTTCCAAGCTGCTTGATCGTCTTCAGGCGTTCGCGCTCGGCGAGAAGATTGACGGCAAGGCGGTGAAGCTCTCGCCTTCGGAGATCAAGGCGATGGAGATCTTGTTCGACAAGACCTTGCCCAACCTTGCGTCGATCAAGCACGAGGTGGAGGCCAAGCAGGTGACCTTCCTGATCGACACGCAACCCGATGCAGCAGACGATTCGGTACAGACCGCCGGGTAAGGTCGCTTCGGCCTTTCACCAGTCTGTTGCTTTCGTTCGCGGCATCAAGGGGCCGGTGGGCAGCGGCAAGTCTTCGACCTGCTGCATGGAGATCATCAAGCACAGCTTGAAGCAGACGCCGTTCAATGGATGGCGCAAGGCTCGCTGGGCGGTGATCCGGAATACCTATCCTGAACTCAAGTCCACGACGATCAAGACGTGGCAGCACTGGGTCAACGACGAGATCGCACCGGTCAAGTGGGATGCACCGATCACGTGCAGCATGAAGATCAAGGACTGCGGCGATGGCAACGGCCTCGACCTGGAGGTGATCTTCATTGCGTTGGACAAGGCCTCTGAGACCGGCAAGCTGCGCTCGCTGGAGTTGACGGGGGCTTGGATCAACGAAGCCTCGGAGGTTCCTCGCGAGGTCTTTGACATGGTCACGCAGCGGGTAGGGCGCTTCCCCGCGAAGTCGCATGGGGGTGGCCCGGTTCATCCTTGCGTGATCATGGACACCAACCCGCCGGATGATGACCACTGGTGGTACAAGCTGGCGGAAGAGGACACCCCGCAAGGGTGGGAGTTCTTCGATCAGCCGGGAGGGCTGCTCCGCGTTCAGGACGGGGAGGATGTCAAGTACATCCCCAACCCGGAGGCCGAGAACATCTTCAACTTGCCGCAGGGGTATGAGTACTACCTGAAGATGGTCGGCGGCAAGACCGATGACTGGATCAAGATCTTCATCTTGGGCCAGTACGGCACGACTGCTGACGGCAAGCCGGTCTACCCGGAGTACAGCGACAAGATCCATGTCGCGGATCAGGAGATCGAGGTCAACCGGAATTTGCCGGTCTACCTGGGCTGGGACTTCGGTCTCACGCCGTCTTGCATCATTGGACAGATGACGGCCAAGGGTCAGCTGGTGATCCTGGATGAGCTGATCGCGGAGGACATGGGCATACGCCAGTTCGCTGCGGAGATCGTCAAGCCGCTGCTGCTGAACAAGTACGCGGGATGCAAGTTCGAGTCCTGGGGTGACCCGGCTGGCGTGAACCGATCGCAGACCGACGAGCGCACCTGTTACCAGGAGCTGCTGGAGGTTGGCATCTACTCGGAGCCAGCCGACACGAACGACTTCATTCCTCGACGGGAATCTGTTGCGTTCTTCCTCAACAGGCTGGCCTCGGGTGAGCCTGGGTTTGTTCTGTCGCCGAACTGTCGACAGCTTCGCAAAGGCTTCCTTGGTGGATACCGCTACGAGCGACTGAAGGTCGCGGGTGAGCGTTACCGAGACAGGCCGGTCAAAGATCGCTTCTCGCACCCTCACGATGCCTTGCAGTACTTGTGCTTGCGCGTGAGAAGCGGGACTCGGGTTGTGAAGGCCCGCAACATCGGGAGAGCGTCCAGCAAAGCATGGACTTGAGAGACTAGAGAATGTCGAATGTGTATCAGGTATCCGCACCCATCGAAGCCGATGTGAGTGCCGTCCAGCCGGAAGGTATGGACAACTCCGACCTGATTTCCAACGGCATCTCTGGTCACATCACGACTTGCTGGAACAAGGCCAAGTTCGCCAAGCAGCGCATCACGGAGCGTCTGTTGCAAGCGGAGCGCCAGCGCCGGGGTGAATACGACCCGGACAAGGCGCAGGAGATCGCCCAGACCGGCGGCAGCGACATCTACATGATGGTCACTGATGTGAAGTGCAGTGCCGCCCGCTCGTGGATTCTGGATGTGATGTTCCAGGCCGACCGCGCGTTTGACTGCGAGCCTTCACAGTTGCCGCAGATCCCGCCCGAGGTCAAGATGTCCATCGTTGACTTTGTGCGGATGGAAGCCGAGGCCTACCTCCAACAGGGTCAACAGATCCATCCCGAGGCGTTCAGAACGCGCCTGGAAGAAGTCCACGACTCTGTTCTGCTGAAGGTGCGGGAAGAGGCCAAGGACTCAGCTGAGCGCATGGCCCGCCTGATCCAGGATCAGATGACCGAGGGTGGCTACAAACGCGCCATCGAGGATTTTGTTGACGATTTCGTCACCTATCCCACCGCCGTATTGAAGGGGCCGACTGTCCGCAAGAAGCGCCGTCTGACCTGGGGCGAGAACTTCACCCCGATCGTGGTCAACGACTACTTCCGCGAGGTCGAGCGGGTGTCGCCTTACGACATCTTCCCCTCGCCGAACGCCGCGAATGTCGATGATGGGTATCTCATACAGCGACATAGACTTTCCGTAAAGACCCTTGAATCGCTTCGCGGCGTACCTGGTTATTCGGACGGCGACATCGACGCCGCTATCGAGCGGTACGCTCACAGCGGTCTGCGGTACATGGAGTACGGCGACCAGCAGCGCGACAACTTGCAGAACAAGTACCACTCGCGCTTGCATCAAGACCATGTGATCGAGGCCCTGGAGTTCTGGGGGCCGGTGATGGGTTCCATGCTCCTTGAGTGGGGCATGAAGGGCGTCGAGCCGAACAAGACCTACGAGGTCAATGCGTGGCAGGTCGGCTCTTTCGTCATTAAGTGCGTGATCAACCCGGATCCGCTGGGCCGTCGCCCCTATGAGATCGCCTCCTGGCGCAGCATCCCCGGCGCGTTCTGGGGAACGGCATTGCCGGAGATCATGCGCGATGTGCAGATGATGTGCAACGCATCGGCTCGCGCATTGGCAAACAACATGGGGATTGCCTCTGGCCCCCAGGTGGATGTGGCGGTTGACCGTCTTGCTGACGGTGAAGAGCTGACCCAGATGTACCCCTGGAAGATCTGGCAGACCACATCTGATCGCACGGGCGGTGGACAACCGGCTGTTCGCTTCTTCATGCCCGACATGAAGGCCGCTGAACTGATCGGGGTCTACAACCAGTTCATCAAGCAGGCCGATGAGGTCACCGGGATCCCCGCGTACCTGTACTCGGGCAGCACCGGCTCTGGCGCTGGACGGACGGCTTCCGGTCTGTCGATGCTGATGGACAACGCCGCCAAGGGCATCAAGTCCGCCATCATGTCCATTGACCGCGTGGTGCAAATGGTCGTGGAGCGGTTCTATGTCCACAACATGATGTTCAACCCTGATCCCTGGATCAAGGGTGACTTCAAGATCGTGGCTCGCGGTGCGATGGGTCTGATCCAGAAGGAAGCCATCAATGTCCGCCGCAACGAGTTCATGGCTGCCACGGCCAACCCGGTTGATCTACAGATCATGGGGCCGGAGGGTCGTGCCTATCTGTTGCGCGAACAGGCCAAGGGCCTCCAGATGGACACGGACAAGATTGTCCCGACCACCGATCGCATGAAGTTCAAGGCTGAACAGGTTCAACAGGCCATTGAGGCGCAACAGAGCATGGGTCAGCCGCAACAGATTGCTGCGCCGACCGAGGATGTTGGCGGCCCCGAGGCCATGAACACCGTGCAGCCGCAGGCTGCGCTTGCGTAACGGAGCAAGAAGATGATGAAGCCGATGAAGAAGAAGGGCGTGATTCCCGCAGGCTACGCCGATGGCGGCAAGGTCAAGCCCTTTGGCGGCAAGCAAACACCGGCCGAAGAGCGCAAGGAAGCCATGATGGTTCGCTCCGGCAAAGTCTCCCCCGAGCAGTACGCACGGATGGAGAAGGCCGAGGGTGACTCAAAGTCGATGGCCGCGCTCAAGGCCAAGGGCCAGAAGCTCGCCAGCGGCAAGATGAGCGCCGCTGAGTACGCTGATAAGGCGACCGGCGAGCCGAAGAAGATGGCTGACGGTGGTTATGTTGGCGGCAAGTCGATGGGCTGCGGCCCTGGCTATGTGGCCGACTGGAACCGCCAAGCCATGAAGAAGTGATGCTGAAGAAGCCGTCACCGCAAGTTCTGACTGCCCTCGCTCACCTAGAGGGCAATCTGTCTTTTGAGACTGTCCGATCCTGGCTTGAGGAATCTTTGCAAGACCTGTATCGCAACTCTGCAACCACCAAGGACGATGTCCTGAGTCGCTGGCAGCAGGGTGGCGCACAGGCTGTTGAGCATTTCCTGTCCACAGCCAAGGATGCCAAGGAAGTCATCCGCAAGTCGCGGTAACTGAAGTCAGCAGATTTCAGTTAGCGGCATCTGCCGCAAACAGCGCCAGTCTGTTCACTGGCACCGTTGAACACCGAACGAATCGCTCGAACACCGCGAGGCTCGAATGCGACCGTCTCGGCTCACGGAGTTTTAATGTCTCTACCACGCGCAGTCCTGGAGGCCGAAGAACGGGCCAACAGGCTTCAAGAAGAACTGCTGAAGCAGCAACCCACCGAGGGCGATGCAACTCCAGGCGAAGGCCAGGAAGCAGCGCCGGAACCCCAAGCCACCCCAGGCGACTCCACACCTCAGCCCGCTACCGGAGCGGATGATCAGTTGGAACACCGCTACAAGGTTTTGCAAGGCAAGTACAACTCGGAAGTACCTCGGCTCGCATCAGAGAACCGGGAACTGAAGGCGCAACTTCAATCCTTGACCGAACAGGTTGAGAAGCTGAAGGCCGCACCGCCGGAACCGCTGGTCAAACCAGAAGAGATCGAAGAGTACGGCGAAGGCCTCGTCGATCTGGCCCGACGCATTGCTCGCGAAGAGTTGATGCAGAAGGACAGTGAGATCGAGTCGCTGAAGTCGAAGATCGAATCGCTCTCCAATGTGACGACCCAGAAGGTTGAGTCGGACTTCTTCAAGTCCCTGACCGAAATGGTTCCTGACTGGAAAGAGGTCAACCAAGACCCCAAGTTTCTGACTTGGTTGGATGAGGTTGATGAGCTGACCGGACAGACCAAACAGGATCTGTTGACAGCCGCCGAGCGTGCGCGGGATGCAGTGCGTACCGCGAAGTTCTTCACCGCGTTCAAGAAGACATCTTCATCGTGGGCGGCGAGCAGCGCCCAGTCGCTTGAATCTCAAGTTGCCCCGGCAACGAGCCAGAACTCCCCGGCTCCCCCGTCCAAGAAGGTTTGGACTCGGGGCGAGGTGGCCGAGTTCTATGCCCGCATCCGGCGCGGCGAGGTCAGCGACAAGGACGCAATCGCCATTGAAGCGGACATTCATGCCGCTCAGATCGAGGGTCGTATTCGATGACCCAATTCAACAATTCAAGGAGTGATTCCAAATGTCTTTCCCCGTAGCATCCGGCCGCACCCAGTACAGCGGCAACTTCATCCCCGAAATCTGGTCGGGCAAGCTCCAGGTCAAGTTCTACAAGACCAGCGTGTTTGCTGAGATCGCCAACACCGATTGGGAAGGCGAGATCAAGGGCCAGGGCGACAAGGTTCGCATTCGCACCATCCCCACCATCACGATCAACAACTACGCCAAGGGCGACAACCTGACCAATCAGGTGCCCGACAGCGCCCCGGTCGAGTTGAACATCGACAAGGGCAAGTACTTTGCCGTGGTGTTGGACGATGTGGATGCCACCCAGGCCGATGTCAAGCTGATGGACATCTTCACCAACGATGCCACCGAGCAGATGAAGATCGCCATCGACGGCGACATCCTGAACGGCGTGAAGGCTGCTGCCGCCACCGCCAACAAGGGTGCCACCGCTGGTGCCATCTCCGGCAACATCAACCTGGGCACCGATGCCGCTCCCCGCGCCATCAGCAAGTCCAACGTCCTGGACATGATCCTGGACGCTGGTCAAGTGCTGGACGAGCAGAACGTCCCCGAGACGGGCCGCTTCCTGGTGATCCCCGCTTGGGTGGCCGCGATGGTCAAGGGTTCGGAGCTGCGTCAGGCCTACCTGACCGGTGACGACACCTCCGTCCTGCGCAACGGCAAGCTCGGCATGATCGACCGCTTCACGGTCTATGTGTCGAACAACCTGCCCAAGACCGCTGACGGCGACTCGTTCCTGATGGCTGGCACCAAGGACGCCATCACCTTTGCTTCGCAGATGACGAACGTCGAGACCCTGCGCGCTCAGTCCACTTTCGGCAACATCGTCCGTGGTCTGAACGTGTACGGCTACAACGTCATCAAGCCCGAGGCTCTGGTGAACATGGTTGCCGTGAAGGCCTAACTAGGCAGTTGCCCCACGGTCACAAGCCGTGGGCTTTACGCCCCTTCCCCTAAGACGGGAGGGGGCGTTTCTCTTTGGGTGAACCAATGAGACTGATGCGAAACAAGCGTACTGGCAAGACTGCTGTGTACGACGAAACGATTGTGGCCCAGGGTTCTTGGGAGCCTGTTGAGGCACAGACCACCTCCAAGTCGCCGACTGCTGATCAGGTCAAGGCTGGAGACACCGTAGAGATTTCCGTAAAGAAGAGCAACGGTGAAAGCGTCAAACGTAAAGCGTGAAGGCGGCAAGGTCGTCTATCGCGGACATGAGTTCCCTGGCTTCAACAAGCCGGTGAACGCGCCCGCCGGAGCCAAAGAAAAGAAGATGGTTCTGGCAAAGAAGGGCGACGAAGTGAAGCTGGTGCGGTTCGGCCTACGTGGCATGGAGGACTACACCCAGCATCGAGACCCAGACCGTCGGAAAAACTATCTTGCCCGATCCGCAGGGATCAAGGACAAGAACGGCAACCCGACGAAAGACGATGTGTTCAGCGCGAATCACTGGGCCAGAAAAGTTCTTTGGTGAGGTAGGGAATGCTTGCAAGCGACATCATCACTCGCGCCCGTATCGTGTTGAACGATGCTGACGGCGTCCGCTGGCTCGACAACGAACTGATCGCGTGGATCAACGACGGCCAGCGCGTGATTGCGCTTGTGCGGCCTGATGCCGCTGTAGCGAACACATCTCTGGCCCTGGCGGCTGGAACCAAGCAGACCATTCCCAGCGATGGCTTGCGCCTGTTGGATGTGATGCGCAATGTTGGCGCTGACGGCTCTGGTGGCCGATCTGTTCGCCATGTCGATCGCGACATCCTGGATACGCAGAACCCCTCCTGGCACACCGAGTCTGGTCAGGTCACGGTCAAGAACTATGTTTACGACAACCGCGACCCCAAGACTTTCTATGTCTACCCACCTGCAGCCGCAGGCGCACGGCTGGAGATCATGTACTCAAAGAACCCGACGGACGCGACAACGGCCTCGTCTGTTCTTGCGGTCGCCGACATCTACGCCGACCCGCTGCTGAACTATGTTCTGTACCGCGCCTACAGCAAGGACGCCGAGTTCGCCCAGAACTTCCAGCTTTCCGGCACATACCTCCAGGTGTTCCAGGCGATGCTTGGCATCAAGACATCCAAGGATGCGGCCTTCTCACCTGATCTGAACAGTCGCGGCAAGACGACCGCTCCTAGCGCCGCCGCACTGCAACTGGGTGGCGTGTGATGGCGACGGCCTACGACGACTTCCTGTCCAGGGTGTTGCCGGAAGTTCCTGGTTGTCCAGAGCTGGCGGCGATTCAGGCTTTGCAGGACACCACCATTGAGTTCTGTGAGCGCTCCCTGATTCATCAGGTGGATCACGACCCGATCTCGGTGGTTGCCAAGATTGCCGACTACGACCTGGAGTCGCCTGTGAGCAAGACCCGAGTCACCAAGGTGATGAAGGCCTTCTTCAAGGGCAACGAACTGATTCCCGCTGCGCCGGATCAGGTTCGCGACCCCACCATCTACAACCAGCGTATCGGCGGCACGCAGACCAACCACAGCGACCCGAGGTTCTTCATTCAGAAGGACAGCGCCTCGATCTCGCTGATGCCTATTCCTGCCGAGTCGCTGGCTTCTGCGCTGACCCTTCGCGTTGCGCTTGTTCCGCTGCGAAGCGCCACCACCTGCGAAGACTTCCTGTTCGAGCAGTGGGCGGAAGTCATTGCGTCGGGCGCTGTGGCTCGTCTGTTGGTTGACTCCAATCGACCGTACAGCAACCCGCGTGTCGCCGGGATTCATCAGGCTCGATTTGTCAGCGGCATCAATGATGCCAAGCAGAAAGCCAACCGTGGCTACAACAGATCGAACCTAAGCGTTCAGATGCGGAGGATCTGAGATGGCCGAGAAGATTAGGTTGGTACAGGGCGACACCCGCCCACAGATCCAGGTCACGCTGACAGACGAGAACACCGGTCAGGTGATCGACATCACGAACGCAACGTGCCTGCTGAAGTTCCGCGCTGTCGGATCGGCCACCCTGGTTGACACCATCACGGGCATCGTCACCGATGGCCCTGGCGGCAAGGTCGTGTTCGCTTGGAATGCGAACTCGCTGAACGTCGATGCCGGTGACTACGAGGGTGAGGTCGAAGTCACGTTCCCCTCTGGTGGTGGACGGCAGACCGTCTACGAGCTGCTCAAGTTCAAGGTGCGTGAGGACTTCTGATGCGCTTTGATGCAGCCCTGGTCAGACTCAAGGCGGCTACCGTCTACGTCAAGCTGACGGCAGCAGCCTCAGCTCAGGGCATCAGCGCGTCCGCTCGCTACACCTACCTCAAGGCCGCTGCGCTTGTCGGCGACTTCGTCAAGTTCGTCTCTGTCGACGACACGGCCACCACTACCGACGCTGCGCGGATTGCCTTGAACAAGGCGCTACAGGATGCGGCCTCCGCCCTGGATAGTGCGGTCAAGTCGCTATCAAAAGTCACACAAGAACAGACTCATGCAACAGATCTTGCCAGGACAGCTTTCGGAAAATCTGTTGCCGATCTGTCTAATGTTTCGGAGTTTCTTAACAGGTCTGTTGGCAAGGCGTTAAGCGACGCGATCGGCACCAGCGACGCCAAGGCCCTGTCTGTTGCGAAGGCTTTGGTTGACGCTGTTGGCGCTTCTGACTCGCTCGCAAAGACCGTTCAGTATTTCCGCTCGCTGGCCGACTCGGCGCAGACGTCCGAGGCCACGTCGTTCTCTGTCGGCAAAGCGTTGAGCGATGTCGGCGTGACGTCGGATGAGCTGGCTCGCAGTACCAGCAAGCCACTGGCCGACGCTGCTGCGCCCAGCGACGTCGCGGCCAAGACAACCTCCAAGCCGCTGTCGAGCTTCAGTACCGCATCGGATCTGCTGGAGAAGTTCGTCGACTACGTTCGCGGACTGTCCTCCTCGGCGTCGACCGCAGACACCAGTCGCCGCGACGTCGGCAAGTCTCTGGCGGATCAGGCCACGTCTGCCGATCTGTTGGCCCGCTCCCTGGACAAGATGCTGGCCGATAGCGTCATGGCGCTCGACGACCTGAACGGCGCAGCGGCTGACGACGAGCAGACGATCCAGTTCGTGAAGGTGTTGACCAATGTTGCCCACACGGCGGACACCATCTCGATCGCAACCACTTACCTCCGCCAGTACGCCGACGCCGCAACAGCCAATGACTCGGCGACCCGCGCATTCACCAAGCTGCTGTTCGACTCTGTGGTCGCAACAGAAGACATCGCCGTAGGCCGTCAGATCAACACCGATCCGGGAGAAGCAACCGCTGCATCTGACGCTCTGGCCTTTGCTCTGGCGAAGCAGCTCACAGACTCCATCGTCGCAGCCGATCTGGCTGCAAAAGCAATCTCGAAGGCTTTCACCGAATCGGTGGGGCAGTGGGATGCCGCAGTGAAAACTGCGGGGAAGGGCTTGACCGAGGGCGTCTCATCCTCCGACTCAGGGAACCTGTTTGGTCAAGGGTACGCCAGCGAGGACTACTTCGCTGAGCGGTATGTTGGGTATGAACGCACTTTTTGAGGATCAACATGAACACCAATGAAATCATCAAGGCCACCGGCCAACTGACCATCAAGGTCACCGCCCCCGACGGCTCCGTCAAGCACGAAGAGACGGTCAAGAATCTGGTTGTGACCAGTGGTCTTGGCTTCATCGCTTCGCGCATGAAGGACGCCACCGCCGCTGTCATGAGCCACATGGCGATCGGCGCTGGCACCACTGCTGCTGCCCTGGGCCAGACCGGTCTGGTCACCGAGTCCGCTCGCGTGGCACTGACCTCGACCACGGTCACCGGCAACCAAGTGGCCTACGTCGCCACGTTCCCTGCTGGCACCCCTGCATCGCTGACCGCGATCACGGAAGCCGGTCTGTTCAACGACGCCTCCGCTGGCACGATGCTGTGCCGCACGGTGTTCGCTGCGGTGAACAAGGACGTGAACGACACGATGTCGATCACCTGGACTGTGACGATCTCCTGATCTGAGCGCATCCAGGCAATCAACATCAACGAGGTCTAGGTAAATGGCATCCATCACCACACGGGCTGGCAAGGGTTCTCCGCTGACCAATGCGGAGCTGGACGCCAACTTCACCAACCTCAACACGGAGCTGGGGCAGAAGCTGGTTGCTTCTGACCTCAGCCCGTACCTGCTCAGCGCAACAGCCGCGAGCACGTATCAATCGATCCTGGTGTCCGGCACCAGTATCAAGACCGTCAATGGACAGTCTGTTCTCGGCTCCGGGAACATCCAGATCGACGGCGGCGTCACGAGCTTCAACACTCGTACTGGCGCGGTAACCCTGTCGTCCGGTGACGTGACGACGGCTCTCGGATTCACGCCGTACAACAGCACCAACCCGGACGGGTACATCACCAGCTCGGCGCTGTCGAGCTACCTGCCGCTGACCGGTGGCTCGATGATGGGGAACGTTTCCTACGTAGGAAACCTCACCACCACCTACGGCCCGAACAACCAAAGCGGCACGCTAAGGATCGGTGGCTTCTCCCGCCAGGACACTTCGTTTTCGAGCATCTACGCCTACGGCTCTGGCCTCAACATCGACAGCGCCAACGGCGGAAGCCTGTTCCTGAACACTGGCTCTGGTGGCAGCATCTACGGCCCTGGTGGCTCGATCGTCCTGCACACCAACAACATCAGTAGCTGGGCGCTGCCGATCTCTGGCGGAACGCTGACCGGCAATCTGGGCTTCGGCGGCACGGGCCGTCGCATCACCGCAGACCTTTCCAACGCCACCGTAGCGAACCGCCTGCTTGTTCAGACCAGCACGGCCAACTCGCAGACGCTGTTCGGCCTGATCCCCAGCGGGACTGCACAGAACTCTCAGTTCCAGGCTTACAACTCCTCTGACCCCGCAAATTCCTCGCTGGGCACATTCACCGCCGCGTCCGGCACGATTCGAATCGTCTCTGGCTTCACGGGCACGGGCAGCACGCTGCCGATTGTGTTCGTCTTCAACTCGACCGAGGCTGCGCGATTTGCCACGAACGGCAACTTCCTGGTCGGCACGCAGACTGACGACGGCGTCAACAAGCTGCAAGTCAATGGCAGCGTTGCCATCAGCGGCAACACGGCGCTGCACGCAGGGAACTACTCCAGCTACGCGCTTCCGTTGACTGGCGGCACGCTAACTACGTCAACCGATCAGTTTCTGACGTTCAACAAGAGCGGCGGGACGGGCTGGAGCTATTTCGGTTTTGCCCACTCTGGAACCCGTCGCTTCTATTTTGGATTGAACTCTTCGTTCGAGCCGGAACTTGGCGTCGATAACGGAGCAACATTCCGCGTACTCCCGAACATGACGGTTGCCGGGAGTCAAGTCCTCCATGCGGGCAACTACTCCAGCTACGCCCTGCCGCTGACCGGAGGGTCGCTGACAACCGGCGCGACCAACAACATCTTCATTGGTCGCAACAGCACCGCGACCGCGTACAACGCCATCTCGCTGAATGGGAACTCGGCGGACTCATCGAACATGGGTTTGACTGGCGGCGGCGGTAGCGATAGCACGCTGTACGTCAACTCACCCGGCAACATCGTTCTGCGAACAAATGGCTTCGGGCAGACCTACACCCTGAGCAGCAGCGGCTTTAGCGGCAACGCCGCGACCGCAACGACAGCCAGTTCAGTCAGTGGCCTGACGCTGAATAGCGTTAGCGCACCGATCAACCCCGACAACGTCACGCAGAACCAGATCGGCTACAACACAAGCGTAAGCCTGTTCGGACAGTCCGATGGCGGTCTGTATTCGTCTGCCTACAGTAGTTCGTGGATTCATCAGATCTACGGCGACTTCCGCACCGGCCAGATTGCTATTCGCGGCAAGAACAGCGGTGCGTGGCAGGCTTGGCGCACGGTTCTGGACAGTGGCAACTACTCTAGCTACGCCCTCCCGTTGAGCGGCGGACAGATGTCCGGCCACATCGCGTGGGCAGGTTACAGCGACACCGTCAACGGCAGCTCTTGGTACGGCCTTGGCCGCACAAGCAGCGACCTGCAAGGATCCGGCTCGACGCAGATGCAGTTGGCGGGCTACTACGGCCTGCGGTTGAGGACGGCCAGCACCATCCTCGACATGAACATGGGCAACGTGTCTCTCAACCAGACACTGAACGTCACCGGCCCAGCCCTGCGCCAGGGCAACAACCTTGCTCGACCGCTGGCGCAGTGGAGCGCGAGCGGCACCAGCACCGGCATGGTGTACATCGAGCTGCCGGGTAGCTCGCCAGCCAACTACGGGATGATCCACGCGGTCATCGACGTCTACGAGTACGACGGCAACGCGGCGTCCACCATCATCGTCGGCGGACACAACTGGAGCGGCTCTTGGTACAACGTCTCCTGCAACGTCATTGGGCAAACCAATAAGCAGGTGCGTCTTGCCGTCCGGAACGGCAAGTTTGTAATTTGCCTTGGCGATGCGTCCTCGACGTGGAGCTACGGCACCGTGATGTTGCGGAAGATCCACAACGCTGGGTTCTACGACAACGTCATCGACATGGGCGCGCAGTTCGTGATCGCCCAGACCACGAGCGAAGGGTTGAGCGGATCGAGTGGCGACCTGCGCCAACTTCGCACTCCGTTGAGTATGCGGGCCTACTCGTACCAAGGCCACAGCAATGTGGACGGTACTGGCAACGCCTCGTACCACCCGTCCGGCGTTTACTCGACCGGCACAAACTGGCTGTACGGCACCGTGTACATGAACGGCAACACCATCGAGGGGTGTGGCCGCATGAATGGGCCGTGGTCGTCTTCGGCGCGCTGCTACTCGAACGAGTGGATCGAGTTCCCCAACTACAGCGGCCTCTACTCGCCGCTAAACAGCGCCCACTTCTACCCGAACAGCGGCAGCTACGGCTCCTGGCGGATTGCTGGCACTCGCAACGGCTGGTACGGGCTGCACTTTGATTCAGGCTCGACGCTGATGATGAACAGCGCCACGGTAGGCTTTCATCGCGAGGGCTACGGCTGGCAGATGCGCTGGGACTCCGGCACCGGATACATCAGCAAGGGTAACCCTGGCGGTGGAACTGATGCCCTCATTCTGGATTCGGCCAACTATGGCAGCTACGCCCTGCCTCTAAGCGGCGGGACAATGTCCGGCACGATTTACAGCAGCGCCGCATCGCTTGTGATTGGTCAGAATGGTGGTGTCACTCGCGGCTATCTCTACAACGACTCCGCTGGCATTGGGTTCCTGACCAACGGAGGCAGCTGGGCTGCGTATGTGCCTTACGGCACAAACAACTTCCAGGTCAACGGAAGCCTTACCGCCTCCGGCAACGTCACCGCCTACTCCGACGAACGCCTGAAGAAGGACTGGGCTGATCTGCCCGAGGACTTCGTAGAGCGTCTGGCAGAAGTCAAGAACGGCACCTTCACTCGCACCGACAGCGGTAAGCGTCAGGCAGGCTCGTCGGCTCAGGACTGGCAGAACCTGTTGCCCGAAGTGGTTGAAGTTGGCGCTGACGACGCCAATACGCTGGCGCTTGCCTACGGCAACGCGGCCCTGGTGTCCGTGATCGAGCTGGCGAAGGAACTCGTGGCCCTGCGCCGTGAGGTGGCCGCACTCAAGGGAGCGCACTGATGCCGTTGCCATCATCCGGCGAGATCAGCCTGTCCCAGGTCAACACTGAACTGGGACGCAGCGCCTCGGCCACGATCAGCATGGATGAAAGCGCCGTGCGCGGCCTGTTTGGTGTTGCCAGCGGGGCGATTGCGATGAGCAACGGCTACGGCAAGAGCAACGCCAAGTACAGCGGCACGATCTCCTGGACTGCTGGCGCTGGTGGGTATGGAGCCTCATACAGCGGGTCTGCTGGCGGACAGTCATCTGCCAGCTTTAATGGCCGAACCATCTATGGCTATGGTGGATCCGGTGGCTTGTACGCAAATGCTGGTTACGAAGGAGCGCAGCCGGGTGGCTCGGGAACAAATGGCGATTACAACGCGACAGGCGGCAGCGGGGGCTATTCCGTCGGTGACAACGGAAGCGGTGGTGGTGGTGGCATCAATGGGGCGAATGGCGCAGGCTACCTAGTCAGCGGAAAAGCTGGCGGTAATGGTGGCTCGCCGGGAGACTTCTACGGCTTGAATGCGGCACTTGCGCGCGTGGGTCGCAGCCTCGGAGGAGGCGGCGCAGGCAGCGACGCTACAAGCTCAAACGCCGACTATAAAACCGGCGGCACCGGTGGCCTTGGCGCAGGCGGCGGCGGCGCAGGTTGGTACGGCGGCGACGGCGGCTCTGGCGGACTTGGCGGAGGTGGCGGCGGCAGCTCTGCATACCAACGAGCCACCACTGGAGGCAACGGCGGCGGCGGCTTCGTCGTGATTGAGCTGAACGGCGATACAACCATTTTCTTCGAGGCCGGAGTTGGATCTTCCAACAGCGGAACCTACACACTTCCTGGCGGAGTGCAGAGCCTGAAGATCTGGGTAGTCGGTGGCGGCGGTGGTGGTGGTGGTTGCCCGAATGGCTACGACTCCGAATCCGCCAGCGGCGGCGGAGCTGGCGGCATGGCGCTCGCAACCTTCTATTGATTCAACGGAGAGCTTATGCCAGCAATCTTCAGAACCACGATTGACGGCCTGGATACCGCAAACGAAGGCAGTCTTGTTGGCGTGGTAAAGCGCGTCCACTTTCTGGTATCCGGCACTCAGGACAACAGAATTTTGTCCACAGCCCACTCTGTTGATACCGGGCCAGCGGATCCAAACAATTTCACGCCCCTGCACCAACTGTCTAAGGACGACATTCTTGCTTGGGTAGACAGTCTGTTCGCAGAACAGATGCCAGTCGTCAAGGCTGCAATTCAAAGCGATCTTGACCTTCTCAGCAGCAACCAGTGAGGAAAACATGCCTGCAAACTTCACCATCACCGTCAACCGCGTCTTCACCGAGACCGAGGGCAATCTCACCAATGTGGTGAAGAAGGCCGAGTGGACTCTGACCGGCACCCAGGAAGGCCAGACCTTCAGCCTGCCGCAGACCACCGACATGAACTCCGCCGACCCCAACGACTTCGTGTCGTTCGAGAACTTGACGGAGGCCAACGTCATTGCCTGGATCGAGGGTGCCTGCCCGAGCATGGATGCCATCGAGGCTCACATCCAGTTGGTGCTCGACCGCGAGTGCGCCAAGGCTGCACTGGAATCTCCTGCGTTGCCCTGGGCACCAGAACCGCAAGCCGAGCCTGTTACTTGATTTGGTACTTAGGCGTGAGGCAGTCCAGGAGATAAGAATGAGTACGGCGCACGACACCGCCGCTGGAGCGGTGATGAACAAGGCGGCATCTGCGGCTACCTATGGCGGCTCTGGTGCTGCTGTTTACTTTGGCATGAGCGCCAATGAGATCGCTGCATTTGGTGGCCTGTTGATTGCCGCAGTCGGTCTGTTGATTAACTGGTGGTACAAGCATCAGCACCTCAAGCTGGCTCGCACAAAGCTCGAAGAGGAAGAGTCCCAATGAGCAACGCTCGCGTCCTTGTTGCTGGGCTTACGCTCTCGATGGCTGCGTTCGTGGGAATTGCAGTCAACGAGGGCTATGTCGATCGAGCCATGATTCCGACTAAGAACGATGTTCCCACGGTGGGACTCGGCTCGACCTCGTATGAGGATGGCAGCAAGGTGCGACTCGGCGACCGAATCACACCCGTTCGCGCAATCGTCCTGGCATCGAACCACATTACTAAGGAAGAGCAGGTGTTTCGCGCTTCTCTTCCTGGCGTGAAGATGCACCAGGGCGAATACGACCTGTATGTGGATTGGGTCTACCAGTACGGCACGGGCCGGTGGAGCACGTCATCTATGCGGCGGCATTTGCTTGCCGGTAGATACAAGGAGGCTTGTGATGCCCTGCTTCTCTACAAGTTCTCGGGTGGGTATGACTGCTCGACACCCGGCAACAAAGTGTGTGCCGGCGTGTGGACTCGGCAGCTTGAGCGCCACCAAACCTGCATGAGCTTCCAGTGATCTACCTGCTCAACCCCCGCACTTGGATTGCTGCACTCGTTGTGGCGATTCTTGCGTTCACGCACTTCTCGGCTTACCGGCTTGGAAAGGGAGCTTTGAAGCGAGAGTGGGACAGATCTGTTGCGGAACAGAAAGAGGCTGTTATCAAGGCGCAGGAACAGGCGCGACAGATTGAACAGTCTCTGGTTGCTGCACTGCACAACACGGAGAAGAAATATGTTGAACAGAGGCAAAAGGCAAATCTGGCCGCTGCTGGCGCTAGTGCTGAGCTTGAGCGGCTGCGCAACGCAATCGCAGTTCGTGAGCGTGCCGCCACCCAAGATTCCGCCCCCACCACCCGAGCTGATGGTGGAGCCGGACTTGAGTCAGACCTACTCGGACATTGTGCAAAAGCTCTTGTTGGATTGGCACAGGAGGCTGACAGATTGGAAGCGGTCGTCGTAGGCCTTCAAGGCTATGTGAAGAGCGTCTGTCAAGCAAAGCAGGACTGAATCATGGCACTGATCGCAATGAAATCCTTCGGCGGTATGAGGCCGATTGCCAACCCGCTCCTGCTGAACGGGTCAGACGCGCAGCTTGCGCAGAATGTCCGTCTGATCTCCGGGGCTATAGCGGCGTTGCGCGGAACCACGACACTGAAGTCGACAACCACGCTGGCTCCGCAGACGATCTACCGGTACGGAACTGGCGCAACAGAGGCGAACTACTGGCTGGAGTTTGCCGGTGACGTCGATGTCGTCCGCTCACCGATCGCCCAGGATCAATGGGATCGCCTGTACTGGACTGACGGCGTCACCGCCAAGTACGCGCCAAACAGTCTGATTCTGTCCGGCGCGAGCTACCCCGGTGGCTCGTACACCCTCGGCGTCCCGAAGCCTTCTGCTGCCCCGAGCATCACGGCCTCGACCCTGGTGCCGACCTACACCAAGGTCTCGCGCCAGTACGTCCTGACCTACTACAACCCGACCACCAGCAAGGAGTCGAGCGCCTCCGCGCCGATCACGGTTCAGGCTGTTGACAGCTTCAAGGTCACCCTGACGCTGCCGACCTCCAACAACGGCGACTCCGGCATCACCAAGAAGCGTTTGTACCGTCAGGTGTCAGGAACCTATCGCCGCGTGGCCGAGATCAACCTGGATGTCGCCAAGTACGAGGACAGCGCCACCGACGCCTCGCTGGCCGCTGCCACGGCTTTGCCGAGCGGCGTGGAGGCTCGCCCCTCTGCCCCGACATCCGCGCCGTCAGCCTCTGCTCCGACCGTGACGCCGACCTCGGCTGGCATCTCCCGGCAGTATGTCTACACGGTCAAGAACGTGTCGATCAACATCGGCTCAGAGACCGAATACTTCACCGAATCTGTTGGCAGCAATGCAGTCACGGTCACGGCAGACACCACACAGACGGTGACGATCTCCGGTCTGGCCTCCACTGGCGTGACGGTGGTCGGCGCTGCCACCTTCCGCGTTTACCGCAAGGACGCAACCGACACTCTGTTCCGCTTCGTTGGCGAGACCACTGGCGCTACGTTCACCGACGTCATCGCGAACAGCCCGAACCCGACAAGCCTCCCGGCCTACGAGCCTGATGCGCCGTCGACGGTCAAGCCTTCGTCCAACCCCACCGCATCTGCCTCCACCTCTACGGCGACCTCGGTGGTCAAGCGCATCTACGCCGTCACATTCGCTGATGCGTCCGGCAACGAGTCGAGCCTAAGTCCGGCGAGCAATGTGATCGACGCTATCAACGGTCAGACCACGGTCACGGTTCGGCACACCGAGAGCACACCGACTGGCGCAACCAAACGCCGCCTGTATCGACAGACTGTCACGTTCACCAACGGGGCAATGGTGTCGAGTGACGCCAACTACAAGCTGGTCACTGAGGTCGCCGCCAACACCACGTCCTTCTCGGACAACGTGGCGGACGCCAGCCTGGGCGCAACCGTTTCGAACACCTTGCAGGGCTTGCCTTCGGCTCCCACCGGATCCGGCTCGGCCAATGCAGAGATCCCGGCCACCGTGGTACCCGAGTCGCGCACCTACGTCTACACCTTCGTGTCGGCCTACGACGAGGAGGGGCCTCCGTCAGACGCATCCACCGTGGTTGCACTTGACCCGTCGAAGTCTGTCACGGTTCTGTTACCGTCTGGTGCTCCAGCAGGTTCGTACAACTTGACCAAGAAGCGTCTGTATCGCTCATCGACTGTCGGCAATCAGGCCCAGTTCCAGTTCGTGAAGGAGGTTTCGATTGCGACCTCCAGCACGACGGACGAGATTGCGCAGGCAGACCTTGGCGAGGTACTGCCTTCCGAAGACTGGACTCCTCCTCCTGCTGGTCTCAAGGGCCTGCGGATGATGGCCAACGGTGTGGCTGTTGGCTTCGTTGGAAACACGGTGTGGATGTCCGAGCCGTACCTTCCGCACGCTTGGCCGCATAGCTACCCGATCGACGCTGACATCGTTGGCATCGCCACGTTCGGACAGACGGTGGTGGTGGCGACCAAGTCCTTCCCGTACATGTTGCAGGGTGTCGATCCTGCCGCAATGTCAACGCAGAAGCTCGAGCTGCGCCAAGCCTGTGTGTCGAAGCGATCCATCGTGGAGACGGGCGAGGGCGTCCTGTTCGCATCTCCTGACGGCATCGTGTCAATCGGCGCTGGGGGTGTGCAGTTGATCACCCAGAACGTCCTGTCGCGAGATCAGTGGCAGGCGTACAAGCCGGACTCGATGCACGCCTACCTACACAACGGTCGGTGGCACGGGTTCTACAACACCGGCTCTCAGCGCGGCCTGCTTATCTTCGACTTCACAGGTCAGGGCGCGTACATGACCGTGTCCAACCTGGGCGCAGTCGGGGCGCAGGAGGTTGTCTCCGGGTTCCAGGACGCATCGACCGACACCCTGTATTTGGTGCAGGGCGGCAACATCGTTCGCTTTGATGCCGGAAGTCCGCTTCCGTACCTCTGGCGATCCAAGATCTTCCGCAGTCCACAGCATGTGAACTTCTCTGCGGCTCAGGTTCGAGCCTCGGCCTATCCGGTGCAGTTGAAAGTCTATGCGGATGGCGCTCTCAAGCTGACGAAGAGCGTGGCGTCAGAGGCTCATTTTCGTTTGCCAGCCGGGTTCAAGGCCTTGGACTGGTACGTCGAGATCGAGGGAACCAGTGACGTCACTGAGTTCTTCATGGCCACGTCTGTTGCGGAGCTGATGCAGGTATGAGCCGCGAGACCCAAGTACCGGCCATTCCGGCAGTTGGAGAGAGCAACCTCCTCCAGGCTGTCCAGGCGGTCAAGAACGCATTGGATGTGCGAGAGGGTCGCCTGGGCGATCCGCTCGATCAGTTCGTCACCTTGCGCGAGCTAAAGGCTCTCGGTCTGGCGTCTGACGGCGAGACGTCGCTCACCACTGTTGGCGGCACGGGTCGCCTGCCGGTCATTGGCTCCAATGGTGGGGCGTTCGGGCCGGACAACTACAACGAGTCCAACGACCTGACAACTCCTCCGCCTCCGACGCAGCTCGAGGCGATTGGTCTGTACTCGTCCATCTCTCTGTCCTGGGGTGGTAACAACTACCGCAACCACGCCTACACCGAGATCTGGCGCAGTGACACAGACAACCTTGGGTCGGCCTCTTTGGTCGGCACCACGATCGGCAACCTGTACAACGACCCTGTTGGGACTGAGCGCACTTGCTTCTACTGGGTGCGATTCGTCTCCCAGGCCAACGTCACCGGCCCGTACAACTCCACCTCTGGGACGTCTGCATCGACAGCCCTGGATGTTCTCACACGCCTCGAAATCCTGCGCCAGGAGATCCTGAACGATCCCCTGACGATCGAGCTTGGCACGCGGATCAACAGACTGGAGGCTGTTACCGGCCTTGGCAATCTGGCCCCGCTTGAGCCGCTGCGACTGAGTGCGTCCAGTATCGACGTCAACAACTACATCCCGCCATCCGTCAAGGCTGAGCTGGATGCGGTAAAGGCATCGCTGGATCGTGAGAAGTCTGTTCGCGGCTCGGCGGTTATCTCCGTGGAGCGTGTTACTCGCGACCAAGCCACGCGCATCTCGTCGCTCGGCACTAGGGTGGGCGGTGCCGAATCCACCATCACCACGCTACAGAGCACAACCGCCAATCAGGCGACGCAGATCAACACCCTCTCGACAAGGGTTGGATCTGCGGAGTCCTCCATCACCACGCTACAGACCACGACGGCGACACAGGCAACGTCGGTTCAGACCCTAACCACCAGGGTCGGAGAAGCAGAGTCTTCCATCACCTCTCTGCAAAGCACGACCGCAAGTCAGGCGACCTCGATTAACAGTCTGACGACTAGGGTCGGCAGCGCGGAGTCGTCCATCAGCTCATTGCAGACGACGACAGCCGGTCAAGCAACCTCGATCACCAGCCTGACTACACGGCTTGATGGAGCAGAGTCGAGCATCACGTCGCTTCAGCAGACCACTGCATATCAGGCAACGTCGATCACGTCTCTCTCGACTCGCGTCGGCACCGCTGAGTCGAGCATCGTCACGCTCCAGAACACGACGTCGTCTCAGGCAACGCAGATCAGCAGCCTGTCTACGACTGTTGGACAGAAGAACAGAACCTTTGCTCAGGACGACGCGCCAACCGGCAGCTCGTACACCGTCAACGACGCCTGGTACGACACGAACGACGGGTTCCGGCTCTACCGCTGGAACGGTTCGAGCTGGGCCGATAGTTCGGACTCGCGCTTTACGTCCCAGGGTTCGGCAATCACGAGCTTGCAGAGCACGACCGCGACGCAGGCGACGTCGATCAGCTCGCTTACGACCCGCGTAGGCACCGCTGAAAGCAACATCGGCTCGCTGCAAACGACCACCTCGAGTCAGGCGACATCGATTTCGTCTCTGACCACCCGCGTCGGCAACGCCGAGACCTCGATCGTCAACCTGCAAAGTACAACATCCAGTCAGGCCACGTCGATCAGCCAGTTGACCTCGTCGGTCAGCAGCAACACGACGTCGATCCAGACCCTGACGTCCACGACCAACGGTCTGTCCGGACAGTACACGGTCAAGATCGACAACAACGGCCATGTGTCTGGCTTTGGTCTGGCCTCCACGACCACGACTGCTGGGCCGACCTCGGCATTCATCGTTCGCTCTGACCGGTTTGCCATCGTTGGCCCGAACGACGCGACGGATCCGCTTGGCACGACCAGCCCAACGAACGTGCCGTTCGTGGTGTTGACGACCCCGACGACGATCGGCGGCAAGGTGTACCCGGCTGGCGTGTGGATGAAGTCCACGTACATCGCGGACGCAACGATCACTAGCGCACAGATTGAGACTCTGTCCGCCACTAAGATCACAGCCGGCACGATCACTGCGTCTATTGACCTTCAGTCGCCAACGGTTCGCTCGGGCAGCATCTCGCCCGGAACAGCGGGCTTCTACCTCGGACAGTTTGGCGGCGTCAACCAGTTCTACGTCGGTAACGGATCGACCGGCGTGTCCGGCAGGGCACTTCAGTTTGACGGCACCAACGCCACTGTTCGCGGAAACATCTTCGCCTATGGCGGGACGATCGGCGGAGTGTTGATTGACTCAAGCGGCATCTCGTCCACCAACTACGTCAGTGGTTCTTCGGGCTTCTCGCTGAATCAGAGCGGGGTTGCCGAGTTTCAGAACCTTACCGCTCGCGGAAACATCCAGGCCAGCAGTCTTCAGGCTGGCGTGGCAATGGTGACCACGGCCAATATTGTCGACGGCAACATCACCAGCGCAAAGATTGGCGATGCGCAGATCACGTCAGCAAAGATCGGCAACGCAGAGGTTGGCACACTAAAGATTGGTGGCAACGCTGTCACGGTTCCAAGCTACGGCTCAACCTTCGTCGACTACACGACATTCACCGCTTCTTGGTACACGGTGATGTCGATGACGGTTCCGGTCAGCGGGCTTCAATCTGGCGAGTACATCGGCCTGATCGTTAACTCTGTCTCTTCTATCTACCCGGCTGACTCTGTTGCGACAGACGTCATCCTTGGGATCTTCATCAACGGAACGCTTGTCACCGAGTTGGCTGCAAGCATCAGCGGCTACGGGTTTAGCCACGGCGGGTCTGGCTACGCGTTAGTGACAAACGGCAGCAACACCGTGGAATTTAAGTACAGGGTCAACGCGAACAAAGTGATGACCATTGCGACCTACGCAACAGCACTGGCAGGCAAGCGATGAAGCGATTTATTTCTGTCGATGAGCGCGGCTTTGTGTATGGCTACGCGAGCGGCCTTGAGGCACCAGATCAGAGCTGGACTGAGATTGACTTTGATGCCAGCGAGGCCATGACTTCTCCGAACAGATTCAGGTTCGTTGATGGTCGGATTGTCGATACGGGATTGCCAAAGCTTCCACCCAAGCCACATATGCGCTGGGTCGATGGGCAATGGGTCGATCCGCGAGGCCTCGAGGCAGTCAAGTCCGACAAGTGGAACGAGATCAAGTCGCGCAGAGACGAAGAAGAGCACGGCGGTTTTGATTGGGATGGGTCTCGCTTCGACTCAGACCAAGAGTCTCAGTCAAAGATCATTGGCGCGGTGCAGCTTGCTGGGCTATCCGACGCAGCGTTTGCGATTGATTGGACATTGCAGGACAACACAGTAAGAGCGCTCGACAAGCAGCAAATGATTGCTGTTGGTCGTGCTCTTGCACAACACATCACATCAACGCATGAAACAGGTCGACAGCTTCGCCAACAGATTGAACTTGCATCGTCAATCGAGCAGGTTCAAGCGGTGAATTGGCCCTGATTTTTGAGTCGTGCAACGTAGAATTTTGGCGCACACAGTTGGGATGTTGACACCATGCTAAGGGTTCGTCGCGCCACAGAGGAAGACCTCGTTGATCTGTTCAAGTTGTCGGTGTTAATGCAGCGTGAAACAGACTTCAGTGCCTTCTCTTTCAATCCCGAGAAGACGATCAATTCCATCAGCGAATGGCTCCAGGGCAATGCTGTCTTTGTTGCCGACGATGGTGATGAGATCGTTGGGATGCTTGCGGCAAGCAAGCGGACGCACGCCTTCAGTGATGACGAGGTCGCTTGCGAGGATGTGTTCTTTGTGCGGCAGGACAAGCGCGGCACACGCGCTGGCTATCTCTTGATGAAGAGCTTCATCGAGTGGGCTGGCAGTTGCGGCGCGCGTCATGTGAGAGCTGGAGTTTCTACGGGAACAGGCTCTGCCGCTGAGCGCCTTTATCAACACTTTGGCATGAAGCACATGGGCGGGAACTTCTCGCTCCATCTAGGGTAGGAGACAGACTATGCTTTGCGGTGATACGCCCCAACCAGATCCACTCATCGGTCAGGCAGCAAAAGCCAACGCCGAGGTCGCAAAGGAGGCCTTGACTTGGTACAAGGATGTCTATGCGAATGAGCTTCTTCCGATTCAGAAGGAACAAGCTGCACTTGGCCGAACGCTCGTAGACCGATTCCTTGCGTCGCAAGACAAGCAAGAGAAGTTTGCTGACGAACAGAACCAGTACTACACCGACACATTCCGTCCTGTTGAGCGACAGGTCGCGCGTGATGCGATGGAGTACGACTCCGAAGCGAATGTCAACAGGCGCATGGGAATTGCTGGCGCGAATGTCGAGCAGGCTTACTCGCAGGCAGCTCAACAGAACGCTCGCAATCTGTCCCGCTATGGACTGAACCCGAACTCGTCAGCATTTGCGCTGACCAACGAGCGCCTGTTGCGCGACTCCGCGCTCGCTAAAGCTGGTGCCCAAACTGGCGCGGCCTTTGACACGATGGATCGCGGCATTGCTCTGCGTGCTGGTGCGGCGAACTTTGGTCGCAATATGCCCAACACCGCAGCCTCGTACTACGGCGGGGCGAATGCTGCTGGCGGTGCGGCGATGGGCACGCAGGGGCAGACACTTGGTGGTGCGATCAACGCTGGGAGCTTTGCCGGTCAGGGGTTTAACACTGCGATCTCCGGCAACCAGTCTTCGGGCAACCTCATGTTGGGCGACTTCCAGGGTCGGATGCAGGGCTATGCCGCCCAGCAGCAGGCCGTTGGCGGTCTGTTCCAGGGTCTCGGCGCATTTGCTGGTATGGCCTATACGAAATCTTCCAAGGACTACAAGGAAGACAAGGCTGGCATCCAAGATGGCGTTGCGCTCAAGACGCTGGAGCGCATGGATGTCGAGTCCTGGAAGTACAAGGACGGCATCGAGGATAGCGACTACCACATCGGCCCCTACGCCGAAGACTTCCGCCGCGAGACTGGCATTGGTGACGGCAAGTCCATCCCCTTGCAGGATGCTGTTGGCATCACGATGCGTGCGGTGCAAGACCTTGCGCAGGAGGTTCGAGGACTCAAGTCTGTTCAGGGCAAGGCTGACGGCGGAAAGGTTCACCGTGGACACGGCGGCGTTCGTGGCCCCGGAGGGCCTGTGGACGACAAGATTCCGGCCATGCTGAGCAACGGCGAGTATGTGCTTCCTGCCGACACCGTCAAAGCCATCGGGAAGAAGAAGCTCGACCAGCTTGTGAAGTCAACACACACCCCTGCGTCTGTTCAGCGGCGTCGGGCGATTGGAGGTTAAGACATGGCTATTGGACTAGGTGCCGTTGGGGGCTTTGCTCAGGGCTTTGCTCAGGGCATGAAGATTCAGACAGAGCGGGAGGACGCTGAGGCCCGTCGCAAGATGGAAGAGCGTCGCATGGCCCTGCTTGAGGATCAGGCTGGCCGCGAAGGCAAGAGGTGGGAATACGAAGAAGACAAGCTCAAGTCCGAAAGGGCGAGTCGAAGCAGGGTCGACGAAGCGGTCAAGCAGCTTGATGACATTGAAGCCGCAATGTCCAGTGGAAGTATTCTGGAATTTGGTCAAAAGCCCCGCGCCGCAATCCAGAGCGCCGCGCCGCAGCAAATGGAGGCTGCACCTGGAGTTCCGAATGCTGCCGGAGTGACCTCGTTCCCGGTTGCGTCAACTCCTTCTGCCGCCGCGCCTCAACAGACTGCTCAGAAGAACCCCTTTCTTACCGGGGCGGAGTCTTACAAGGATCGCGACGCCGCGCTCAACCGCTACTACGAACTCAAGTCAAGCGCCCTGACCAGCCTGTACCGGGCCAAGGGCGACTACGAGAAGGCCGAGGCGGTGCCCGAGCTTATGCGCCAGCTTCGCGACTCCAGGTGGTCTGAGAAAGTTGGTGCGTCAATGAGCGCGATGGTCGCCAACGCTCCTGGTGCTCGTGAGGCCTTTGCAAGCACCTATCGACTTGTGAATGACGGGTACGAACTGGATCCCAACTCCGGGAAATACAACCCAGAGACGCTGACCTGGACGGGCCTCAAGCGAATCAACATCGAGACAGGCAAGCCCGAGATTTTTGACCTGACGCCCGAAGGCGCAATGACGCTTGCCAATAAGTACAAGAAGCCTGACGAGGTCGTGAAGTTCCTGCTTGAGCGCGGCGACAAGAAGTTCACGCAGGGCCAGGAGGCGCGTCGCACAGCAGCAACGGAGACGCAGGCTGCGGCTGCGCAGACCTCTGCTCAAGCGGCGGCCTTGAAGGCCAAGACGGATGCCGAGGACGCACCAAGCGCCCGCAGGCTGCGCGACTCCCAGTCCAACTACTACGACGCAAGGGCGGAGCAGGACAAGGCGGCAGGTCAGCAACAGATGGTCGCCAACACCATCAGCAGAATGTTCCCGATGTATGGCAAGCCATTCGACGCCATCAAGGTTGAGCTTGGCGCGACAAGCAAAGAGGAAGTCGCTGAGGCAAGGGCGCAGTGGGAGGCCGACCAGCGCGGGCACACCGCCGCCACCGTGCTTGCAGGAAACAACCCGAAGGTGCCCGCCACGGTGATTGCCGGACTGGTGCGCCACATGAGCCTTGGCAACCAGATGCCAACGCAGAAGGACGAGAACGGCAAGTACATCGTGTACGGCAAGTACAAGATCTACAGCGCAACCAACTAAGCAGGGGCGATTGATGGCAATCGGGATTCGCGATGATCTGTTTGGCCTGGATAAGGCTGACCCGCTCTTCAAGACTGACAAGGAGGCGATGGCGGATGATGTTCTTCCGATCCTCGGCAAGCGATCTCGCGACCCACTGAGCGCCAGTCTTCCCGCTCCAGGCCCAATGCCATCTATGGAGCTGCCGCAGGCTCCTGTTGTGGCGACTGTGGCCTCCGCCTCGCCAAATCTTGTTGGGTTGGATGACTTTGTTGGAATCCGCAGCAAGACACCGCCTGCCCAGGCAAAGCCGCAGGAAGGCATGGTCACGCTCGATGAGTTTCTTGGGGTCAAGCGCAAGGAGCCTGTTGAGCAGAAGATCGCAAGCGACAGTGGTGATGCCAGTCGAGGCTTCTCGGCTGCGATTCGACAGACGCCCGCAATGCTGAGGGGTGCTGTTGGTCTGGTCGGGGCGTCCGCCGAGAAGGTGTTCGGTGAGGGCGGGCTTTCAACAGACCTCAAGAAGTATGGTCTTGAGGGCTTTCAGAAGGGCATGGCTGAAATCCAGGCCGATGCCAAGGAAACCGACGAGCTTACGGAGTCTTGGAAGAAGGCTAAACAGGGCGACCTTGGCGCACTGGTTGATTGGGCGCAGTACGGCATTGGCTACCTAGGCGGCAATGTGGTCGAGTCCATTGGGACGATGATCGTTGGTGGCGCTGTTGGCACGCTTGCTGCGCCTGGGGTCGGCACCATTGGTGGCGCTGTTGCTGGCGCGGCAGGCAAGGAGGCCGTGAAGGGGGTTGCCCGAAACCTCATTGAGGCTGCCGTCGCCAAGGAAGCACTCAAGATTGCCGAGAAGAGGGGGCTTGAGGCTGGCTCTGAGGCCGTGATGAAGCAGGCAACGAAGAATGTTGCTCGCAACATCGGCGCAACAACCGCAATGGCTGCAACCTCTATCGCCAAGGAGAGCGGGAGCATCTTTGGTGAGGCCGTAGAAGAGGCCGGAACAGACAGCCTGTCTGTTGGCGACCTGGCTCGCGTCTGGGGATCTGGCATCGCGGCAGGCTTGGTTGAGTTTGCAACAGACAAGCTGGGTCTTGATGCTGTGACCGGCAAGGTAAAGATCCCTGGCGGCGGCATCATGGGTCGCACCATGATTGGCGCGTCTGTTGGCGGAGCTGCCGAGGGCGGCACGGAGCTGCTTCAGACCGCAATCGAGCGTTTTGGAGCTGGCAAGCAGCTAACAGGCGAAGACGCGCTGCGCGACTACATCAACAGCACGGCGCTTGGCGTGCTTGGCGGCAGCACATTCGGCGGCATCGCTGGCGCGCTTGGCCGAGGCCAGGGTAGCCAGGAAGAGATGAGCGCCATGAAACGCGCTCTCAAGGAGGCTGAGGCCGACATTGAGAGGGGTTCGTCTGGAACCCTGATGCGGGATGTGTTTGAGTCCATGATGAGCGACGAGAAGACTCGCGCAATCCTGGAGCAGAACAACATCACCTCCGGCGACGACCCGCGCCTTTTGTCGCTTGTGAAGTCGCAGATCAAGCGCGTCGAGTTGTTTGGGGATCTTGCCAGCCCGCCCACTGCGGAAGAGGCGGCACAGCGCACCAAGGAGCGCGGCGAGGATGTCCAGGCAGCGTTTGGCGACACGGCATCCACCGGCAGCGGTATTGGCACTGGCGCAAATGAGCCGGTGATCAAGCGCGAGTCTGTTGTTGCTGACCAAGAGAGTGGGGAACTCAAGCCTGTTAACGAGGCTGCGGGCATCCAGGCTGTTCAACTTCCAGAAGGCAAGAACACCCCCAGCACCACGGCCATGTCTGGCGAGGACATTGTTTCTCGTCAGCAGGGCTTTGAGGTCATGCCAGCCATGCAGGTCGGCGAGTCCTCTGTTGCCAACAGGTTCCTGTCGACAGCACAGGCCGAGACCTTTTTGTTCGGCCCGGTTAACAAGGAAACTGGTAAACGGGAGGGCGGATACGCGGCGTCTGTCCCCGACATGGAGTTCCAGATTCGCCGTGGACAGCGATCGAAGGAGGCCGGTGGTGGCAGCTTCTACTTCATTGAGGGTCGTGAGCGTCCTGCTCAACCTGCTTCTGGTGCTAATCCAGGCCCCGCTGCGGCTGCTCCTGCTCCTGCGGCTCCTGCTCCTAGTCCTGCTGCGACTCCGGCCCCGAGTCCGGCTCCAGCGCCAGCACCGGCTCCCGCTCCTGCGGTACAGGCTCCGAGTCCTGCGCCGACTCCTGCGCCGACCCCTGCCGCGCCTGTAACGCCACCCAGCGACCCGTATGAGGCGGGTCGATTCGCTTTCTCGCAGAAGCAAGAAATCTCTGCCAACCCGTTCGAGAAGGGCACAGAGGCGCACGACCTGTTCAATGACGGCTTCCTGGACGCGATGGATCCCGACTCGAAGTCGGCTGCGCCCAAGACAAAGGCGAATGCAGAGTTCACCGCCCCTGCAACTCCTGCAACACCCGCAACATCCGACGCCACCGAAACACCCGCAGCCCCAACGCCTCCCAAGGAGACTGTTGAGCAGAAGCTGAAGAACAAGAATAAACAGAAAAAGGCTGAAGCCAAGAAGTCTGCGGAGAAGTCGGAGCTTCCGAAGGCTGATGACAAGTCAGGGGCGACAAAGCCAACGAATGCCGAGAGGGTGCAGAAGGCCGTCGAGCAGGGGCAAATCAAGCTCGCCGGACAGAAATGGAGCCAGTACGCGCCGAAGGGTGTTGCGTTCGATAGCCTGACGCCTGATGCAAAGAAGCGTTGGGCAGAAGCCGTCAGCGAAGGCAGGCCAAACATGGCGCTTGCCGAAGAGTTGTCGGCTGGGCAGGCAGCAAAGACCGAGGCAAAAGCCGACGCGAAGGCAGAGCAGAAGGCCGCGCCGAAGAATGACCGGGGTGCCGCTCGGCAAGAGGCGATTGACTTCTGGGAAGACAACGACGACGGATCTGTTCCGCACATCCCGTTCGACAAGCTGGACAAGGAGCGCCAGCGCGAGTGGATGGACGCGAAGGCTGAGGGCTACGCCACGGCTGAGCTGCACGACAGGATTGTCAACAGCCAACTCAAGAACGAGCGGGCTGAGCGCATCAATAAGAAGGTAGAAGAGAACAAGAAGAGGGGCGCTGGGGATGATGCTGCGGTCTTCCGCATCACTCGCAAGGCGAAAGGGCTGACGGCAGAGCGCGTCGGACAGATGTTCGACAAGATCACTCAGGGCTGGGCAAAGCTTCCCGATGTTGTGATTGTTCAGTCAGAGAGCGATCTGCCGCAGAACCTGCAAGAACAGATAAAGAAAGGGCAGGCGTCAGGCAGGGTGCCCGGTCTGTTCACTGGCGGCAAGGTCTACCTTGTCGCGGACAACCTGACTGACAGCACCGATGTCAGCGTCACGATTGCTCACGAGATCGCGGGTCACTTTGGCTTGCGACGCATCCTTGGTGACGCCTACGCCAAGGTGATGAACGACATCTATCGCGGTAACAAGTCTGTGCGCGAGAAGGCCGACGCGATGATGGAGAAGGAGGGCCTGTCCCGCGAGATCGCTGTCGAGGAAGTGCTGGCAGACATGGCCGAAAAGGGTGTCACTGCCGACAACCGAAACGCCCTGCAACAGATCTTTGCCGCCATTCGCAAGTTCATGCGGAGCATTGGGGTCTCATTCGTCACAGATAGCGACTTGCGCCAGATCGTTAGTAACGCGCGGCGTTATGTGATGTATGGCGACATTGCTCCAGGCCAGGGGGAGGCTGCATTCGGTGACGAAGCGAGCCTCGCCGCCGTGATGAAGAAGACCACCAAGACTGCCGCGTTCCGCAGTTGGTTTGGTGACAGCAAGGTTGTTGACAAGAAGGGTGACCCTCTTCTCGTCTATCACGCGACGACGCGAGACTTTAACGAGTTCGATCCCACTATCGGCGAAGGCTCCCACTTCGGCACTCAACAGCAAGTCGGGGCATTCGAGGCGAAGCCAGGGTCTCGCGTCATGTCGGGATACCTTCGTCTTGAGAACCCGCTTCGGGTTGAAGACTTGGGCGACTTCTACCCCGAAACGCTGCTGGATGCCGTGTCTAGCGCGGGTGGCATCTCGTCGCAGGACTATGGCCGCATCATGGGATTGATCAACGATGACGATCTGTCCCAGTCTGAGTTGACCAAGGAGATTCACGACGCCGTCAAGGCAAAGGGGTATGACGGACTCGTCTACCTCAATGTGTACGAGGTTGTCACGAAGGACGGCAAGGTACTCGACCTATCCGACGAGTTCCCGGAGGTTGCTGTTCGCCGTGGCGCTCGCGACTCCTATGTCATCTTCGATGCAAATCAGTTCAAGTCTGTTTTCAATGAGAACCCGACAGACTCTTCTGATTACCTCGCGCGGCAGCAGGGTGCGCCCACCTTCTACTCCACTATGGAGCGTGCATTCCGCAACCCAAAGATCAGCCTCGACAAGAGCGGGGCGGCATCGGCTGAACAGTGGAAGGCGTGGCTGAACTCGAAGAAGGTCGAACTCAAGGTCAGGGATGCCGAGATCGAGTGGACTGGCATTAACGACTGGTTCGACCTTCAGGGCAAAGAGAAACTGACCAAGCAACAGATCCTCGACTGGATCGCTGGCAACCGCGTCAATGTCAACGAGCGGATCCTGACAGATCGTCCCGACCCGCTGATGGTCAGCGAGGATGAGCTTCCGCAGTACACCGCTCCGACAGAAGACGATATGCGCGAGTTTGTGCGCGAGCGCGCCGAGGTCGATGGCGTGGAGATGGAGACATCTCCGGACGATATGACCCGGGAAGAGTTGAACTCCTGGATCGCTGACAACTACGGCCTAGCCCGGTACCAGCGAGATCATCAGCGCCAGATCGAGCGTGCCCGTGTCGGATATGTCAAGCGCAAGTACGGCTCGAAGCACAACACCTCCAGCCTGACGCTGCCCGGTGGAACAGATTACGCAGAGCTGGTTCTGTTCGACCCCAGCACCGCCTCGTACAAGGAGTACGACGAGGTGCATTTCGGCGACATCACCAAGGGTCGCGCAATCGGCTGGCTGCGGATGAACATTCGCAGGGACGCGGACGGCAACGAAGTCCTGTTCCTCGAAGAGCTGCAATCTCAGCGCGGCCAGGATATGCGGAAGTACCCCGGTTTCGTGCCGAAGGCTCCGTTTGTCGAGGACACCGATGCCTGGACATCCCTGTTGCTCAAGCGTGCCATCGCCTACGCCCAGTCGAAGGGCGTCGACCGGGTGGCCTGGACTCGCGGCGAGCAGCAAAACGCTCGCTACAAGCTCAGCAATCGCGTCGACACCCTATACACCGGCAAGAACAACGACGACACCTGGGAGATCTCCGGCTCGAAGGGTGGGCAGACTGTGCTCACGCGCAGCCGCGTGCCGACCAAAGATCTGCCGGATGTCGTGGGCAAGGAGCTGGCCGAACAGATCATCGCCAGCGGCGATGGCTTTAAGGTGACGGGAACCGACCTGGAGCTTGTCGACTCAGACCTGCGTCCGTACTACGACCAGAAGGTGCCGTCTGTTGCCAAGGCCATCCTGAAGAAGTTTGGTGGCACGACCTCTGTCATGGAGATCGACGGCATCGGTCAGCAGCTTGGATTTGTGATCCCCGAGTCGCTGCAAAAGACCGTTGAGGAAGACGGTTTGCCGCTGTTCCGCCGCAAGGACTATGAGGCGCAGTACGACGACTTGCCGGAAGACACCCGCAATCGCGCCATTGCCAAGGGCCACTACTCGCCTCCGTCAATCAAGGATCGGATTGCGGCGCTGAGGCCCCAGCTTTGGACTCGCGTCATCCAGGGGATGTTTGATCCGTTCAGGCCCATTCTCGATCTGAACGAAAAAGCCTACAAGATCGCCCGCCTGTCCACCACAACAGATGGCGCACTTGAGGGCGTGGTGCAGATGGGTCAGGTGTTCCTCAATGGCGGTGCGCTTGATGGCAAGGCTGGCACCAAGGGGCTTGTCGAGTCCATGCAGCCTCTGGGCAAGGAGGTTGATCGCTTCCTGATTTGGGTCGCGGCCAATCGCGCCGAGGGCCTGAAGAAGGATGAGCGCGAGAAGTTCTTCAGCGATGAGGACATCCGCTCCCTGAAGAAGCTGAATCTTGGGCAGATGCCCGACGGCAAGAACCGCGCATCCGTCTACGCCGGAGTCCTGCGAGACATGAACGACCTGAACAAGTCTGTTCTCCAGGTCGCGAAGGATTCCGGACTCATTGACGATGCGGCGTTCAAGCGGTTCTCTCAGGACATCTGGTATGTGCCGTTCTATCGCGTGATGGAGGACGGAAGCGATCTGGGTTCTGCGCAGAACTCTTCGGGTCTGGTTGGTCAGTACCTGTCCAAGCGTCTCAAGGGTTCAGAGCGTCCGCTGCAAGACCTGATGCAGAACACTCTGCTCAACTGGTCTCACATTCTCACGGCCTCGATGAAGAACCTTGCGGCCAACGAGACGATTGACGCGGCTGTTGAGCAAGGCGGCATCGTCACAAAGCTGGAGCGCCAGGAAAAGGGTGCCGTCAAGACGATGGTCAACGGCAAGGAGACATGGTGGAGGGTTGAAGACCCGCTTCTGTTCAACGCTCTTGAGTCTGTTGCGACCTACGGCGGAACAGATCTGTTCATTAGGGTGTTCCGTCCGTTCAAGACGACCCTCACGAGGTTTGTGTCCCTGTCGCCATCGTTCAAGGTGAACAACCTGATCCGCGACTCGGTGCAGTCGATCGCGCTGACTGAGCTTGAGAAGAACCCGGTGACCAATGTGATCCAGGGCGTCTCCGCATACAAAGATCGGCGAATGAATGCCTTGTTCGGCGGAGGAATCTTTAGCCTGGGGAATGCGTTCGACGGCGACATGACGGCCAACATCAAGCGTCTCGTCAAGTCTGGCGTCGGCGAAGACACCATCCTCACGACAGTTGATCAGGCCAAGGCTACCCTGCGTACTGGCTTGGATAAGTACGACGCCGTTTCGGACGCGCTAGAAAACGCGAACAGGCTGGCTCTGTACGAGCAGATGCGGGCCAAGGGCGCATCTCACCTAGAGGCGTCCTATGCGGCCCGTGACCTGCAGGACTTCAGTCTCCAGGGCGCTTGGCGCATCTCTCGGTATGCCGCGAATGTGCTGCCCTACTACAACGCTCGGATGCAGGGCCTCTACAAGATCGGTCGTGACGGACTGATGCCCACCATCCAGACCATCATGGGCACCGCCAACGAGGGTCAGCGTCAAAAGGCGGCTCGATTCGGGACTGTTCTTGGTTCTGTCACGCTGGTCACGCTCGCCCTGTACCTCGCGTACAAGGATGACGAGGATTTCAAGAAGCGCGAAGACTTTGATCGAGACAACTTCTGGTGGTTCAAGATTGGCGACAAGGCCTACCGAATCCCCAAGCCGTTCGAGCTTGGCGCATTCGCCTCAATCATGGAGCGTGCGCTTGAGCAGATGGTGGACAAGTCTGTTGAGGGCAAAGTCTTCGGCAAGCGCCTGCTCGCAATCCTGGCGGATAACCTTGCAATTAACCCGATTCCGCAGGCCGTTCGGCCAATCTATGACATCGGGGTAAATAAGGACGGGTTTACGGATCGGCCCATCGAATCGCTTGGTCTGCAAGGCCTATCGGCCGAGAACCGCGTCAGCATGGGCACCTCTGCGCTCGGCAAAGGCCTCGGATACGCAAACGCGGCGCTTGCATCTGGGGTTGAGGCCATCACTGGTGGCGCGATCGACAAGCGCAACCTGAAGCTGTCGCCTGTTCAGTACGACTATCTGGTTCGTGGATACCTCGGCTGGGTCGGCTCTACTGCGCTGACCACATCGAACTGGTTGATGCGCCCCCTGCGCGACAACGAAGCTCCGAGTATGCGGATCGACGATGTGTTCGTGGTGGGCAACTATGTCAAGCAGCTTCCCGCCGCGCAGTCTCGCTATGTGACCGACTTCTACGAAAGCAGCCGGAAGATCGCAGAGGTCATGGGTGACTACAACCAAGCCGTGAAGCTCGGAAATGCTCAGACGGCAGCAGAGATCGCCCGGTCTAACAAAGACCTGATGAAGCTGAACTCTGTGTACCAACAGTTGTCGGGGAATATCTCCGACATCAACAACAAGATGAAGCTGACTGAGGACAGCAAGGCCCTGACCGGGGAGGCCAAGCGCATCGAGCTTGATCGCCTATCTCAACTCAAGAGTCGACTGGCGCAAAAGGCCGAAGAGATTCGCATCCGAACCCAGCGGGGGAGTAACTGATGGGCTACACCAAGCCTGAGCTGCGCGAGCGGCTCAAGAACCAGATCATGTCTGAGTCTGTTGCGGGCACCAAGGCGGGCCAGTGGTCTGCCCGCAAGGCGCAACTCCTTGCTCAGAGGTACGAAGACAAGGGCGGCGGATACAGCGGAGCAAAGAGCGAGTCCCAGAAGTCTCTCTCAAAGTGGGCAGACGAGAAGTGGCGCACCAAGTCGGGCGAGCCATCGAGCAAGACCGGCGAGCGCTATCTCCCGGAGAAGGCCATCAAGTCCCTATCGTCACAGGAGTACGCCGCGACATCTCGCGCCAAGCGTGCTGGTGCGGCGCAGGGCAAGCAGTTCGTGCCGCAGCCAAAGGCGGTCGCGGAAAAGACAGCCAGATACCGCAGCAAATAAAGGGCGGAGATGACCTGTGTAGCAGTCTCCCTAAAGCACAGATGCGTGGCGTCAGACACGCGATGCAGTTCAGACGGCGCGATGGTCAACGTCGGCAAGGTCAGGGCCATAGGCAAAGGTTTTGTTGGCGCTGCTGGCGACTGGGCTGATGTCCTGCACTTCTGGGACTTGGTCGAACAGACCGGTAAATACAGGGAGGGGCAGTTGCACGACAACTCTGAGCTTGAAGCGATTGAGTTGGGCCACGACTGCATCTATCTGTACGGGCCTGATGGCACCCGATACGCCATCAAGGACGAGTTTTACGCCATCGGCAGCGGTGGCCCCTATGCGATGGGCGCAATGGCGATGGGTGCGACGCCAACGGAAGCGGTGGCTATAGCCGCAAGGTTCGACCCCGGCACGGGAGGTGCCATCGAAACCTTTGAACTGAAGCCAAGGAGGGCAAGAAGTGCCAGATCGAATACTAAGTGACGACGAATTTGTGGAGGTCTGGAACCGGCACAACTCGGCAACAGCAGTCTCGCAGGAGACGGGCATCTCTCTTCGTCGCGTCTTTCAGCTTAGGAAGGACATCGAAGATCGTCGAGGCATCGTGCTCGGCACGGTTGCTGGCCCAACGAACAGATACAGGCCGGATCCCGATGTAGCCAAGATGATCGTCTCATCCCGCCGGGACACGAACAGGCTTGAGTTGCAGAACGGAACCATCCTTGTTGGCTCGGACGCTCACTACTCCCCCGGCCACATCTCTGTCGCTCACAAGGCACTCTGCAATCTTGCGTTCGACATGGGTTCGGATTTGGTCGCCGTGATCCTCAATGGCGATCTGTTGGATGGCGGCTCTATTAGCAGGCATCCACGCATCCGGTGGCGCAGCACGCCAAGCGTGAAGCAGGAGTTGGACGCCATCATTGAGCGGACGACGGACATCGAGAGTGCCGTTGCCCCCGGCGTCAAGCTGATGCGCACCTATGGAAACCACTGCGCCCGCTTTGAGAGTCGACTGTCGGCGATGGTGCCGCAGTACGAAGGGGTGGCGGGATTCACCATGCGAGACCACCTCCCCAGGTGGGAGGACTCAGACCGGATCGACATCAACGAGGACACGGTTGTCCTGCACGACTGGCACTCGGGAGTCCACTCGGGCTGGAACGATGTGCTCAAGGGTGGGTGCAACACCGTCACTGGACATACGCATGAGTTGGGGTGCAAGGCGCACGCCGGGTTCAAGGCAACTCACTACGGCATCAAGACCGGAATGCTCGCGGATGAGTGGCAGGAAGAGTTCGACTACAGGCTCGGAAAGCCTGGGATGAACTGGCAGTCAGGCTTTGCTGTGCTGACCTGGAGGGACGGGATCTTGCTGCACCCGGAGTTCTGTTCGGTGCGCGAAGGAAAGGCGTATTTCCGTGGCGTCTGCTACGCCGACTGACTGTGCCGTAAGCGTGTCGTGCAATATGACACTGAGTCTGTCGTCATAGGCAGAATCCGGTAGGAAAAAAGCTCGAATGACACACAGGAGATAGTAGGTAAACCGTTGATTAAATTGGATTTTGTGCACTGCACAACGAGATTGCAAATCCGGTTAGGGCGGTTCGACTCCGCCTCGCGCCTCCACCAATCTCTCTCACAAAACCCAAGGAAATCAACGGTTTACTTGAAAGCAGCCACTAACTTAGGCTGTTTTGACGAGGTAGGGTTTACCCTTCATGGGGCGTAACTGTGCCGTAGACTGTGTCGCAGGGTTGTCAACATACTGGCGCAGTGAGTCCACATCGAGGTGGGCGTACTTGTTCACCATCGCCATCGTCTCCCACCCGCCCAGCCTCTGAAGCGCCTGGGTCGGCACCCCCGATCGAGCCAGCCTGGATGCCCAGGTGTGCCGAAGGTCGTGCCACCTGAAGTCAAAGATCCCGGCCCGCTCACACGCCGCCTTCCAGCCCGCGTGATCCACATTGCTCATCGGCTCGCCGCTGTAGGTGAACACGTAGGTGTCGTGCCTGCCCACCTCGGCACGGATCGCGGCCACCGCCTCGTCGTTCAGGGGCAGGGCAAAGTCCTGCTTGTTCTTGAACTCCGACCCCGGAATCAGCAAGGTCTTGCTCTCCAGGTTGACCCAGTCCCACCGCATCCGCAGCACATTGCGCTGCCGCAAACCCGTGGCCAGTGACAGGCGCACCATGCCGCGCCAGTGCGCCGGAACCGACTCGATCAGCCGCTCGCACTCAGCAGGCGTCAAGAACCGCACGCGAGCCTTCGGCTCCGAGAACTTGACGATCCTGGGCACCGACTTGATCCACTTGCGCTCCAGGTGTGCCGCCCGCAAGGCCGCACGCAGGATCGCGAGGTAGCGGTTGAGCGTGGCGTTGGCAACACCCGCCTTTTGCTTCTTCTCCACGATGGAGTAGATCAGCGCCTCGTCCACTTGATACAGCGGCGTCTTGCCGATCTGTTCCTCCCACCACCGGAGCTGCCTTGCGTACTCGGCCAGATTGCGCCTGTCGCTGCGGCTGAGCAGGTAGTGGTCAACAGCGTCCTTGAATGGTCTGTTGCGCTTGATGCCCAGCGCGGCATCCTCCACCATCTCGTTGCGCAGTCGGGTCTCGATCTGCGCGGCCAGTTGCTTGTTCGCTGTCTTGGTCGAGCCACGAACCCGCTCGCCATCAGGTGAGGTGAGATCGTAGTGCCAATAGCGACTCCCGGCCTTCTTGAATAAAGCCATGTCGTTCCTTTCCTTGCGTTGTCAAAGAGCGTCGCCACCTTCCCAGGAGGCTGCCTTATTCTTGTGCTTGGAAACATAAGCGTCAATGTCGCTCGGGTAGGCTCGCCAGCGCCCCACCCCATTGAACTTGAACACCGGCAGTCTGTTGTCAGCGGCCCAGCGCCGCGCGGTCTCGTAGTCGATGCCGATGCGTGAGGCCACCTCGCGCAGACCGATGGTCTTTGTTGCGACCGTGGGGCCGGTGGAGCTGGGCTGCTCGTCTTGCTCAGTCTGTTGTGTCATCTTCTTCCGATCTGTGTTTGAGTGGCTCGACCACGATGTCGCCTTCGAGCACGAATCCCGAGGCCTCCAGGAAGCGCTGAAAGCACGCCAGGATTTCGCTCAGGTTGTTCTGATCGCCCGTGGTCATCGTCACCGTGTCGCCGGTAAAGCTGCACTTCGATGCGAAGCTGATGTAGCCCTCGCCAACTTCATGCGAAGGGGTTGAGATCAGGTGCCGTCCATCCATTTGGTTTTCCGATCTTTCCGCCATCAAGGATCACGGGTCTGCCGCCCACCAGCTTCGCTTCGTTGGAGGACAGAACGGCTTCGTCTGCCGCCTCTTTGTTGAAGGAGGCAAGGTAAGCCACCCCGTTGCCCGTCACCTCGCAGTCGCAAAGTGCATCAAGTGCGCCGACGCGGTCATTGATCATGGCCCTGGCCTGACCTCGCTTGAGGTTGGTGGACAGGCCTAGAAGGGCGTCGCGAGCGCTGCGAAGACTGACAATGTCCTCACCACTCCCTTCAACAGATAGGCAGTAAAGGAACTCGCGAATCTCTTCAAGGTGGCACCCGATCTGTACGGACAGATTCTGAGCAGAAGGCTCCTTGCCGCAAGCGCGGAGCCAATCTGCCGTGCGCTTGAAGTTGGTCACTCCACTTCCTCCGGGGCCTTGGCCTCTGCCTCGGCCTTCTGCTGCTGACGCTGCGCCTCGGCCAGGATCAGGTCGATGACCTGACGAACCTGGGCGTGCGGCATCTGATCCAGTGCGCGCAGCACGATGTTGAGTTGATCAATGGTGAAGGTGATGGTGATGTTGTTCATGCTTCTTCCGTGATGACTGATTGCCAGTCGGTTGCCAATAGATCTGTCTGACTTGCTACCCAAGGAACAAGATCACCATCGACCGTCTTCATGTAGATGTACGGTCGGGTCATCTTGCTGAGTTTGGTTGGCGACTGGATGGCGAGCCACATACCCTTGCCGTTCCATCCGAGTCGCGCCACGCGGCCACCCCGCTTGAGTTCTTCGAGGGCGGTGCCGAAGTCCACCGCTCCAGTTGTCGGGTCGTATGCCATGCTCAGAAGGGGATGTCGTCCTCTTCGTCCTGCAAGCGCGAGGCGGTGCGGCCACGCGGGGCCTCGTTGCGCTGCGGGGCGGGGCGGCTGGCAGGGCGGCTGGCGGAGGATTCCTCCATCGGCGTGACAGACAGACTGAAGTACTTCTGTCCGGCCATCTTGCTGCCCTCGCGTCCAACCTTGATCCATGCGGACAGCCAAAAGTCCTGGCCGTTGACATTGATCCTGCCGCGATAGTCGGGGTGGGAGTCCTTCTCCTTGCGATCATTCTTCGCCAGGAGGCCTGAGTTGGTGTTGTCGTAGGTGGTCATTGGTGGTGGTTGCCTTTCCGGGGCGTTAGGAAGTCAGTCGGTACATGAGGGTGGCCTCTTCCTTGACAGGAGGCGGCTGTTCCTTCTTGCTCATTCGCGGAGGCTCGATCTGTGCCTGGACATAAGTCCAGAAATCGGCCAGTCGCAGGTGGAGCCAGTCCCAGTAGTCATTGCTTCTGGGCACGCGCTGCACCGTCATGGCCTCGGGCGTCCAGACCACGAAGTCGCACCAGTCGCGCCCCATGATCTGCATCTGTCCCTGCATCTGCGCCATGTAGTAAATCGGGATAGTGGTGTAGGCCTGCTTGCTAAATGGGCACTTGATTTCGGCAAGGCCACTCTCGCCAACGAGAAGATCGGGAGAGCATCCGAGCCAGTCCATCTGCGGGTGGGCGTGGAAGCCGGTCTGTTGCCAGTCCTTTTCCTTGTGGTGAAGCGTGGTGTAGAGGCCGATCGCCGTTGGCTCGTGCTCAACGCCCCAGTCTGTTGCCTCGTTGCCCTCAAACACCTCGATGCCGAGAACCCTGCGCCAAGCCTGTTGCCAGGAGCCAGGGCCGAGTCCCGCAGCAGAGCCAAACATCGAGGCGGTGAGGCGACCCTCACGCGCCTTGTGCCATTCGTCGGTTCGCTGGAGCGGGTTCGACATCAGTCAAGCCCCTTGGCGAGGGCGGCGCTGAACTCCTTCAGCGGGGCCTTGAGGTCTTCGTGCAGGGCGCTGTAAGTCGCCCGCAGGGCGTCAACAGTCTTGCAAGCGGTGAGGTCTTGCTTGGCCTTGGCGAGTTGCGCGGCAGTCACCTTCGGCTCAGGCTTCTTTGGCTCAGGCTTCTTGGCTTCCTGGGCGGCATCGCCCTCGGGCGGGAGGTCTTCGCCGTTGTAGATATACAGACCGATGCCGTGAAGCGCGATTGCCTTGGCAAGGCAACGCTGCATGGCGGTGTTGACCTCGAAAGCGTTCGGGTTCGGGATGGGGCGGTTCTTGTAGTCCATCACCGGCAGTTGCGCGGTGCGGCTCACGCCAAAGGCGTTGACCGTGCAGAACACCATCGCGGTGTCGCCGATGTGGAGAAAGGGCACCGAGTGGCCCGTCAAGTCTGTGGTGAACCGGTAGTCCCAGGTCGCCGCCGGATCACGCATCAGGAGCTGATCAACAGCCCAGGCCCACGAGAGGTACGACAGCCCATTCTTCTTCTCAACGTAGGCATTGACATCAATGGTGCGGAGCTTTGTATAGGTACAAGGTTCCTGTTGGGTGGAGTCCTTGGTGTCGTGTTCGGTGGTCACCTGGGGCATTCCTTTGTGCTCTGTGTTGATCGTAGAAGTTTCCACGAAACCAGTACAGAAAACAAGCACCCTAGTGAAAATACCAGAACACGAGCATCGCGAGCGAGCAACGCGCGCGTTGATTCTTTTCTATTGGTTCTTAGTTCTTAGTTCTTAGTTGCTATTCGCCCCCCTATTAGGGCCGCATTAGGGAGGCCATTAGGGGGGCGAATAGGGAGGGCATTAGGGTGGCATTAGCCCCCCTATTAACAAGCGGATTAGGCCGCTAGTGCGCCGTAATGACGATGCTCGACCAGGACACCGGCCACCTCGACCGCGCCACCTATCTTCATCACGTCAGGCCAATCCGGCGTCAAGGTGACAACCTGGGATTCGCCAGACTCGGTTCTTTGGTATCGACCCAACAGAACAGATGATCTGTCGACGATGACCAAAACAGTCTGTCCCGGCCGTGGCGGTATCGAGGTGTCAAACAGGAGGTCGTCGCCCGGGGTCACGCACCTGCTACAGCCGTTGGCCAGCGCTCGGATAGCGAAGGTCTTTCCGTGCGCGCCCAGGCTGGTCAGCAGCGAGTCCACCGGCTGCGCCTTGACGCCATTCAGGTGCGACACCACGTCGTCGTCACCGAGGAACACCTGGACGGAGACGAGGTTTCGGTCTTCAATCTCTTGCTTGGTAGGTATGGGATTGCCTTCTCCGCTCGCAAGCCAATTCGAATCAACGCCCAGTGCCTCGGCAATCTTGATGGTGTACCGGGATGTGGTTGCCTCATGCCCGTTCACGCCGCAGATGTACGCGATGGTCTGCTGCTTGGTGCCGACCTTGGCCGCCAGTTGCGCCTGAGTCATTCCGGTCGCGCTCAGTAGTGCGCGGACTCGCCCGCCCAGCGTAGGCTGGTTGAGTAAGGCTTTTTCGATGTCTGAGAGAGAGAGCATTACCACCTCCAGGGATGGTTGTGAGGATTGTCGAACGCGATCATTTACTGTTCATTTTGACTAAGGTTACTACGGATACCGCAGAATCGCAACAAGGCACGACAAGTTGCGGCGAATCCCGCCATTTTAAGAACCGCATACAAGGAAGCTCTTCGAACTTCCTCAAGCCACGCTTAGACAAAACTCAACTGGCAAGCGCGGCCTTGAGCTGCGGTAACCACGAAACTTGTTGAGCTTAGGACAAACACGACCCCCTGTTGTAAACCCAATCAAACACAAGGAAACTTGTTCCTGCCGGATAGGTGGCGGCTCGCTACCGACACCGAACGCAGGAGAGTTTCGTTCCTTTCGCTCCTGCTTCCGGCCCCCCTCGGGGGTTTGTGCAAGAAGGGTTCGAGGAACGCGATGATCTACTACCCGTTTCATGTGCGCGACTATGTGGCGGCAACGCGCCACCTGTCGATGCACGAAGACTTGGCGTACCGGCGTCTGCTGGACGCTTACTACACCGCCGAACAGCCGCTGCCGCGTGATGCTGCCCAGTGCGCTCGCATGATTGCGATGCGCGAGTATGTCGAAGAGGTCGGCGCGGTTCTCAACGAGTTCTTCGTCCTGGCCGAAGATGGTTGGCACAACCAACGCGCCGATGAGGAGCTGGGCAAGTACCGCCTCATGGCCGAGGCCGGGAGGCGCGGTGCCCAGAAGCGATGGGGTTCCCGTGGGGAGGGTATTGCCCCCGCCACTGCCCCCGCCACCGCCCCTGCTATTGGGGAGGTCAGTGGGGAGGGCATTGCCCCCGCCAAGACGAAGAGCGCCAAGGTCAAGCCAGTCCCCGCCCACGCCCCCGAGGGGGTTGATCCCGATGTGTGGTCGGAGTTCGTGGCCGCGCGCAAGAAGCGCGGCTCTTTGATTACCAAGCGCGTGATGGACGGCATCAAGTCCGAGGCAGAGATTGCCGGGTGGACTCTGAACGACGCGCTCAAGGAGGTTGTGCTTCGCGGTTGGCAGTCCTTTAAGGCCGAGTGGGTCAGCAAGGGTGGCAAGTCCAAGTCTGTCGAGCCTTGGGAAGTGGAGGGTGCGATTTGAACCCGAACACCGACAACCTTCTGGGCCGACTCGACAAGGTCAAGGGCCGCAACGGATCGTGGGTAGCCTGCTGCCCTGCGCACAAAGACCGCTCGCCCTCGCTCACGATCCGCGAAACATCGGACGGAAAACTCCTGCTGCACTGCTTCGCCGGTTGCGAGGTTGCTGATGTCGTCGCCGCGATCGGCATGGATCTGACCGATCTGTTCCCCCCTGAAACCAAGACCCGTGACTACGGTGTGCCGCAGAAGCGGCAGCGGTTCCTTGCGTCCGAGTTGCTTCAGGCCATCTCCCTTGAGGCCACCATCGTTGCCATCTGCGCATACGACCTGAGCCAGGGCAAGGCCCTGCGCGACGCAGACCATGAGCGCCTGCGACTGGCGGCTTCTCGAATCAATGAGGCACTGGAGGCAAGCAAGTGAGCAGCATCGTTTCGATTGAGTCTGTCGCCCGTCGCCTCGACGAGGCCAGGAGCACCCGCCTGAAGGACACCAAGATCGACTTCGACGGGTACATGAAGGCGCGACATGAGGACGTCGCCAACATTCGCGGAACTGTCGACTTCCGAGAGGAAGTCATGGACGAGTTCTTCGGTGACCAAAAGTCCAACGGCAAAGACCTGCCCTGGACAAAGTCGTTTGACAAGTTCCACATTCGACGCGGCGAGGTGTCTGTTTGGACTGGCTTCAACGGACACATGAAGTCGATGGTCACTGGCTATGTGATGCTCGGCCTGACCAAGCAAGATGAGAAGGTCTGCATTGCGTCGTTTGAGATGCCGCCGCGCAAGACCCTCAAGCGCATGGCTTGTCAGGCCATCGGTCTGCGCAACCCGACCGAGAAGTTTGTCCACAAGTTCCTCGACGACATGGAGGGCAATCTGTTCCTGTACGACCAGCAGGGAGAGACGACCCCAGAGCGAATCCTCGCGGTTATCTACTACTGCGCCGAGCAACTCGGTGTCACGCAGTTCGTGATCGACAGCCTAATGAAGGTGGTCGCGGGCGAGGATGACTACAACGGACAGAAGCGGTTCATGGGGCAACTGTGCGCCGCCGCCAAGGATCTCAACATCCACATCCACCTTGTGCATCACTCGCGCAAGCGTGACGACGAGGCCAAGCGCCCAGGCAAGCAAGACGCCAAGGGTTCCGGGGCCATCGTGGATCAGGCCGACAACTTCCTCACGGTCTACAAGTTCCCTCGCAAGGACGGCAAGGAGACGGACGACAAGGGCGAGCCTTTACCCACCCACGGCCTCTATGTGGACAAGCAACGCCACGGCGAATGGGAGGGCGCATTCCTGCTCTGGTTTGACGACAACAGTCTCCAGTTCAAGGAGCACCCAAAGGAGAAGGTGAGGTACTGGGTATGACGCCGGAAGAGCAGCGCAAGCGCAATAGAGAACAGATGCCCAACGTGGCAGCCATGCTCGATGAGTTCAGGGCCGCCAATCCGGGTCTCCAGTTCAAGGTGGTATGGGCCAAGGATCACGGCACCGGCCTTGAGGTCGGCAAGCGCGACGACCCCAAGCCCGAGCAGGTGTTCGTGATACCAGAGTCCTACGGACAGACAAAGAAACCCGAGGCATCTCCCTCGTGGAAACAGATTGGCAAGAAGGGGAAGCGCAAATGAGTGACCGGGCCGAGGCAAGACTGCAAGAACTTCGCACCATGTCCGAAGAGTTCGCCGAGGCGTACTCGGATCGGATGTACCTGGAAGAGTTCAAGAAGAGCAAGCTCGCTCTGCTGATGAAGAAGGCAGAGTCGGCCGGATTCACATCCGCCGCAGCCCAGGAGCGCGAAGCGCGGGCTGACTCTGAGTACATCGAACTGTTGGATGCGCTTCGAGTGGCGACCGAACAGAGCGAGCGGCTGCGCTGGCACCTTGAGGTCTCCAAGCTGGGTGTTGCCGTCTGGCAAACCCAACAGGCCAACGAGCGTGCAGAAAGGAAGGTGTACGGAGCATGAGCGCCCTGCACACACAGGTCGGCGGCGACCACTACAAACTTCCCATCCAGCCTGTTGAGTACATCTACGCCAACAACATCGGCTACTTTGAAGGCAATGTCATCAAGTATGTGACGCGATGGAAGGACAAGGGCGGCATCGCTGACCTGGAGAAGGCGCGTCACTACATAGACCTGTTGATCGAGCTGGCGCAGCGCAGGGGTTGAGCGGGTGTCTGTTGTGTCGCTGGACGCTGGAGAGATGGCGGTGGCGCAGGCGGTGGCCGCAATGCGCCACGGAATCAACCGCGCAAGCAGCGTGAGCAACAGCCGCGTCGGGCCGCAGTCCGACTATCAAACAGATCTGGATGGTCTGGTGGCCGAGATCGCCTGGGCCAAGTGGCGCAACTGTTATCCCGACCTGTCTGTCTCGCCTCGATCCGGTGGTGCGGACGCCCTGGTCAGCGGCAAGCGCGTGGACATCAAGGCCACTCGCTACGCCAACGGCAGGCTACTTGCCGTGCCAAGCAAGCACAAGGATGACGCTGATGTGTATGTCCTTGCGATCGTCAACGAGAGCACGGTGAGGTTCCCTGGCTGGGCCTACTCGGACGAGCTGCTGTCCGAACAGAACCTGACAGACCTCGGGCATGGCCCGACCTACGCCATGACCCAAGACCAACTTCGCCCATTCAAGGAGGCGGCATGAAACCAATCCCGCCACACACGACATTCAAGCAGGCTCTTCAGCGCGGGTTCGTTGGCCGCATGGAAGACCGCAAGTACATGGATTGGGTCAAGTCGCTGCGTTGCGTGGGGTGCAACAGAGAGGCAGATGACCCGCATCACCCCTACGGCGTTGGCTTCAAGGGGATGGGGACAAAGGTGCCCGATTACTGGGTGATACCGCTGTGCCGCAACTGCCACGACAACCTTCACCACGACCCGGATAAGTGGGAGGAGGTGAATGGACAACAGACGGAGCACGCGCTGATGACGCTGACCCAGGCGATCTACGAGGGAAGGATCAAGCTGTGACGACCCTGACCCTGTCGTTTGCGCGCGAGAAGTGCAAGACCATCGGCTGCCCCAGGACTGCCGGTGTGTTTGGGGTGTGCGAAGAGCATGAGGCCAGAGAGATTCACCGCTACTGGGCGCAAGCAGCCAGTGATGGAATCTGTGACTGGAAGAAGCCAGCCTGCTTCCGAACAGACCGCGAGTGGAGGGAGTATGTGGTGGCGTTCATGCTGTGCCGGAACAGCAAGGAGCGGCAACGCAACAGAGTCGACTACTGCCGAGACTGCACGCCGGAGTTCAAGGCGGAACAGACCAAGCTGGGCAAGTGCGCTCACCCGGAGACGGTCTTTATCCGCCCCCAGGTTTCAACAGAGGATGTGGTTGGGGTCTCATTCGACGAGAAGAAGAAGTCGAATGTGGCATGGGAGAACGCCATGCTGGGCGCTTCGGGCGAGATCGTGGGTCTGCCCGATGAGGAGGCGATGTCCGACAGCTTGAAGCGACTGACATCACCGAAGAAGAAAGGGAGGCCTCGCAGTGAGGATGCTTGAGTTCCCGTACCCGATCAGCGCCAACCGCTACTGGCGCACCTTCAGGGGGATGACTGTTCGCAGCAAGGAGGCGCAGGGCTACAAGGAGTCTGCCGCCATCATCTGTGACATCCACAGAGTAAAAATTCTTACTTGCCCGGTAACGGTCTCGATGACCCTGCATCCGCCGATCCCGAAGGATTGGAAGAAGCGGGAGAAGAAGGAGCCGAGGTATTGGCCGCTGTCTGTTCGGCGGCTAGACCTGGACAACTGTCAGAAGGTCATCCTCGATGCGCTGCAAGGCTGCGCGTATGAGAACGACAAACAGATCACGGCAATCTCCATCACGCTCGGGATCCCGATGGAGCGGGGCTGCATCATGGTGGGGGTTGAGCCTGACCCGTACTGGTCAACGCCCGAGCAGAGGGCTGCGTAATGGAGTTCCGTAGTTGCGAGCAGGCGGTCAAGTTTGCGTATCGCATCAGCGATCGCGTCGAGTACGCGAGGTCAGATCCAGGCGCGGTCAGGGGCCTGTCTGTTTCGGGCCTGAGTCCGCTGGACTTGCACGCACAGGCGGCGATGATTCAGTCTCGGATCGAGAGGCTTGGCCCGACAGATCGTTGTTCATTGATTGCGATGCACGGATTGGGGAGGGCGCGGACGGATGCAATTCGGCAGTTGTCTGCCTACATCTACCCCTCTGTGAGAGAGGCAATCCCAGGACAGAGCGAGGTTGCTCTGATCGTTTGTCATTGGGCGACAAAGCGTCCATCCATCAGAAGGATGGCAGAGGATCGTGGCGTCAGTTACAGGAAGGTGTGCGCCTGGAGGTCTGCCGTACTGCGGGCATGGGTGCCTCACTATGTGAGGGCCATCGACAGACTCCAGGCTTCGTTAGAAGAGGGCGGTGTTGTGTTTACCTAGACCTTGGCTCGAACAGCCTAGCCTCCCTGCCGCACTCACCCTCGTACCTCATGGTGATGCAGGTGCCGTGGTTGACTGCGGTTGCCTTTGGCGAAAGGCGACAGGCCATGACTGTTGAGGTTTCTCGGGATGCAACACCCCCCTGAAACTCATGGTAGTGCTTACAAGCCATGCAGGTCTCTCTCTCTTTGTCCCACAGATACTCCGGTAGTTTCCACCGCTGTTCTGGTTGCCAGGTCATTCTCCACATCGGAACAGATTTACTTTCTCTTTGTTGGTTTTGTTGACCGAGCCAAGGTGGAAGATGGAAGCCACTCGCTTCTTCATCTTGTCCTTGCCTCGCTTGTTGTAGACAGACTTGGGTAGCGGCTTTGGCCGCTTCGCATCGGGCTGGTTGCCGACAGCCCAAAGAGCGCGGGGGTACAGGCGACCCCCGTCCTCATCCCTGCGGTACGAATGCACATACAAGACCGCAGGTTTCTTGCACCGAAGAGCGCCGATGTAGCCGCGCAACAGATCAATGTCGATGCCGAGCTGGTCGGCCATCTCGCGCTGAGTCATCGGCCCTTCGGATGTCAGAAGGTCAACGATCTGTCGACGAACGCTCATCCAACAGACCCCCCGGATGGGCAGTCGCGCCCCTGTCTGCAATCGTTGTGGCAGGGAGGGCATTGCTTGTGCAAACCCTCCTGCATCTCCCGGCACACCTCTCGCACCACGCGCCGCGCATCCAGCCTGGACGCAAACCATCGGCTAAGGCTGCGACTGTCGTCCTGCAACAAACCGGGCGGGAACCCTGTCCGCCCCCCGTTGACCTCAGACCTCATGCGCTATTGCTCCCGTTGATAGATGGTGTTGCGGGTCTCGAACCCGCCATCGAACTTGCGGAGTACCTGACTGGTGCGGATGTCGCACTCGCCCAGGTATGGGTGGTTCAGGCCATAGACCCTGGCGTACTCCCAGGTCTCGCCCTGGTGGTCGTGGTCAACCGAGTAAAACTCAGGCTCGCCCCGGTAAAGAACCAACGGCTTCTGCTTTGCGGAATCTGTCTGTTGCATTGCGCTTCCTTCTGAACTTGATGTTGTTGAGTGAGTTGCGGGGCACGACCCAAAGCTCACGCCCATCGCCGCAATCCATGAGGAACGCACCATTGATGCGACCCTCCTTCAGGAGTTGATTGACCCGTTGTCGAGTGAC